CAGAATCCGAAGAAGAGATTTCAGCGGCAGAAGCCGAATGGGATAAGCTGCGTGATGCCGAGCTCGAAAACGAGATGGAGGAAATCACGCCCAAGGACATTGACTTTGTACCTCCGCAAATTGGCGAAGGGGCCTTTTTGAAGCAACCGGATTCTGACTTGGTTCATGAGATTGAAGATAATCAAGAGGAAGAGGAAGCCGAAGAACAAGAAGTCCTCGCTCGATCTCCAGAGCCAACCGCAAAAGAACTCCAGCTTTTGGAAGAGCTTGCCGAGCTCCGCAAAGCCAATCGCGACCTACGCGAGAGGTACAACGTTGCCTCCAACAAAGACGGCGTGGAGATGGCCCTCGCGACGGTATCCGTGGAGCGGACGGAAAAAGAATGCGCCCTAATTAAACTGGAAGATGCCTGCCGCCAAATCAAGAAGCTGAAAAGCCAGCCTTCCGCCAAGCTTCCTGACTGGCTGGGCCGAGATGTTCGGGTGGCCTTCCCGTGTTACAAAACAACAAATCCAGCCACTGCCATGGCTCTTGTGGCCCTCGCCCTCGACTTCGGCAAGGAGCGCATCGGCTTTCTTCCTGGCTTAGGGGATGCCCGCATTGCCAACAGCCGCAACCGCCTTGCGGCGCAATTCCTGGAAACAGGGGCTAAGTGGTGCCTATGGCTGGATGACGATATGATCCCAACCGTGGGTCGCCCGCAATTCACCCGAGACTTCATTGGCGCGACGCCAGAAGAAGTGCCTGACAAGGTGCTCGGCGTGCACGTTCTCGACCGCCTCATGGCCGCTGGGAAGCATTTGGTGGGAGCCACGTACTTTGGTCGCCGGAAGTATTCCCCGGCCATGTTCAAGGAAGGCATTGACAACCCCATTGCCTACGAAAAGGCCAAGAAGCTCACAGGAGAAGTGATCCCTTGCGAATGGGTTGCGACGGGCTGCATGCTCGTCCACCGGGACGTCTTTATTGGCATTCAAAACAGGCACCCTGAGCTCGCGCCTAATGACAAGCGCAAGAACTGGGATTTCTTCCAAGAAGGCGAAGGAGAAACGGGCGGCGAGGACGTCATGTTCTGTCGTCGCGCCAAGGCCGCAGGCTATCAGCCCTACGTGGACACCGGTTGCCTCTGCCTACATGTAGGAGCTCAGGTGTTTGGGAATTGGAACACGACCAACCCGCTTATCCGGCCTATCGGAGCAACGCCCATGGAAACCAATTGGTGGAAATGAACAAGCTTTCCGAACGGTCCCGTTTCATTGAACTTCTTCTCAAAGAAGAGCTGGAGCCCAGGAGCATGGATTGGATCGTCAAGAAAGTCTCCACGCATTTCCTCGGCGAGTACAAGCGCAACGGTCAAATCGATTTTCACCGCCAGATCTGGAATAGCGTTTACTCCATGACCGCAACGCCGATGAAGCGGCCTAAGCTCATTAAAACACTCAGCCCAGACGGCCTCGCGCTGTTTTCTTACAACCGAAATTAATGCACACCTTCGAGCCCAAAGACCCCATTGAAGTCATCACGCCACACGGCCCCGGCGTTGTCGTCTATGTGACGGTGTACGGCCCTCATGCTAACGACCTCTGGTGTGTTGCAACCAAAGCCGACGGCCAACTCCGTCACTATCAGACCATCCAGCTCCGCCTTGCTGAGAGCGGAGTTCTGGAGATGAATGAAAAGCTAGCCGCTGAGCCTGTCTTTACAGCCGGACAAACAATGGCAATTGCTGAAAGCCAGCGCGCAGGGCACAACTCCAACGTTCCGCAGTGGTTTAGGGATTATGCCGCAAAAGGAAGAGATTAAAATGAAACGAACCAAAGGCAGCACGCGCCCGGAAGACCCAGCCCTCAGCGCACAAGCGGATACAGTCGCGGATTCCATTGCGAAAGCCTTCGATGCCTGGATTAAGCCCGAGCTCACGAAGATCATCGGCAAAGAGGCAACGGATAAGATCGGCGGCATGGACTTTGATTCGGTCCTCAAACTGAACTACCACATGCTCTATGTGGATCGCAGTCACATCCAACGAAAGAACGGCGCAACCTTCATTTTCAAGCTCATGCAGGGCATCCCCGGTAACGCCCGTCAAATCGCTAAGATGGAGTACAAAATTTATCTATGATTAACACAAACGAAAACACAGTCCTTATTATTGGCAAGGCGGCTTCTGGTAAATCCACTCTTGCCTCGAAACTCTATAAAGAGCATCCGGAATTCCTTCTCTTTCGCAGCGACGACTACATTCATCACGGCTATGAGCAAAGCCTGTACGCCCTCATGGATGACATCACCAAAAATAAAGGCAAGAAGATGATTATCGAGGGCGTTCAAGGCTACCGCTTGCTCCGCAAGGGCGTGGAGCTGGGGACTTTCACCCCTGATGTCATTTTCATTACAGAGGCTAGCTTTCAAGAGCGCTGCGCCCGCTACATGAACCGAGGTGAATCTGATAAAATCAAGAAACTTCCGGGTTTTGACAAAAATCTCGACACCGTTTATCGGGAATACCTCCAGAACCGAACCACGGAACCGCGTACTGTAGAAATTGAAACCGAATTATGATCAAACTTACTAACATCACCTCCGGGTCTCCGGAAGAAATCTATATCTCAGTGGACAAAATCATCTCCGTTTATCCTCTAGAAGGCGGTTCAGGCGTATTTGTAGTAGGCGAAATTGTGTATGGCGTCAGCGAAACGCCCGAAGTTGTAGTTTCTTTTATCAACAGGACCCTATGAACAAAAAGCCTACAACTCTATTATTGATCCTGCCCTACTGGCGGGAAGATCAGAAGCAGGTCGAGAAAGTCGCCCGCCTTTGCTCCGACCTCTTGCCTGAATTTGCAGAGAATGCCGAGATCATGCTCGTAACTCGTTACGATGCACCTCCGCCCAGTACCAGCATCCAAATTGCCCTCCAGCAAAAGTTCAACAAGGTCCATGTGTGGAAGTGCAACCGTGTTGGCGACGGCTTCCCCGGGGGATGCAATGAAATGGCCTACGGTATTTTCAACCATGTCCTCACCCAGCGGCACATGAACGCAGGCTTCAAGAATATCGACGTCCTGTTCCTCCTGGAGGGCGATTGCGTTTTAACCCGGCCAACCTGGCTGGAAGAACTTATCGCGGCCTGGGAGGATCGAGGGGACGGTAAGCACATCGTTGGTACGAAGCAAGACGCCATCCCCGACTGGTCCAATGACCATATCAACGCCGTTGCCTTGTACGACCCGGAAATCACTCGTAAATTTCCCTTCCTTGTCGGCGGCCCGCTCCATGTCGGCTGGGACACCTACCACGGCCCCGCGCTCATCCCCTTCGCAACCGATTCCAAGCTCTTCAAGCTGGACTACAAGCGGCCTTCGATTACCAAGGAAGAACTTTTTGCAAAGGATTTTCCGTTGGTTTACCACGGTGTCAAGGACAACTCAGCACTTGAGGCCGTACGCAAGAAGTGGATTCTGAAATGAATAATCTGCTTAGGCCTTGTTTCTGCGTTTACGCCCTGTGTGAGCCGAACTCAAGCAAGGTCCGCTATGTAGGCAAAACATCCAACCTTAAAGGCAGGTTCAAAAGGCACCTAGAAACAAAAGATGAAAGGAGCCACCTTTATAGGTGGGTGAAAAAGCTTCAGAAATCGGGAAAAAATCCAGAGATAAAGGTACTTCAGGAATGCTTTTCCGACGCAGCCGCTTACGAGGCGGAAATTTATTGGATTTCAGAATACCTGTCCAAAGGTGAAAAATTGTGCAATAAGACCAAAGGAGGGCTTGGTGCTGTTGCGCTTGGAAAAAGGCCCGGATACTGGAATAGGGCGATTTCAAAATCGCGGAAAGGGGTTCCTTGGTCAAAGGAAAACAAGGAAATATTGAGGGATAGCCATATTCTATTGTCTCCAGAGCAAAGAGCTGAGATTAAAATCCTTAAGAAAACAAATTCCTTGTCTACTTTAGCCAAGATTTACGGAGTAAGTCCGGGAACAATCAATATCGCCGTTCACGATTACTACTACCCCAACCGAAAGCAGGACAAATGAATCCCGGCCTACTAGTTGCAGTCCATTGCTATCAAGGAGACAGGCATCAAGTTGAAATGCTGCTGCCGTATTTCTGTCACCACGAGGCACCCGTTGTCATTGTTTCCCCAGTTGATTCTCAGGTTCACTATATCGGTCCTCATCACACTAAATGCGCTGGACTAGTCCAGTATTTCGGCCAAAAATCTTGGGATAGGCAGTACGCCCAACTTAAATTACTACTGATTGACTACCCGGAAATAGAGTGGTTCCTGCTTAATGATGCAGATAGCTTTTGCCTCACGCCGAAGCTGCCGGATTACCTATTTGAAGACAAATACACTGTTTATTCAAATGAGGTGGAAGACTTCAGGAAGCCTGGGGGCAACACGTTTACTCCCCCCGGCATGGATTATTGGCCCCTAGACTACCACGCAGGCTTTGACCTCGTCGCCATGCAGCCCCCTTATTTCCTATCCAGGCAAGCACTCGAAAAAATTGTGGAAACCTGCGAGGGCATGGCCGCCTGCCCAACAACCCCATTTATTGATTGGTGGTGGATACCTGCTTGCAAGAAGGCGGGACTAAAACACCTTCCATTTAGAACCGGAGCTTCCTGTGAAACCGTCACGCCTAACGGGAAGGCCTGCATGCGCTCTGCGATCCTTACTTCGGGAGCCACCTTCATCCATGCCGTCAAGGATCAAGAAGCCTTGAACGGTGTTTTGACGGCCCATTACGAAAGAACGACAAAACCATGAACAAAATCGACTGGCTGGGAGTTTTCTTCGCTTGCCTTGGCGTTTCGGTTGTTACTCCGATCGCACTTTCCAGCCTCTACCTCTGCGTCCTGATTGTTATTGAAATCTGGAAATGCCTATGAAAAAAATGCTGATCACAGGCCACAAGGGCCTCCTTGGAAGTGCCTGCGTGCGGCATTTTAAGGGTAAATGCGAAATCATCACCGTTGCGGGAGATTTAAGGGACCCCGGTGTTCCTCGACATTGCATGAAATGGAACAAGCCTGACATTGTCATCAATTGCGCGGCCAAAGTAGGCGGCGTGAAGGCCAATCGGGATCATCCCGTGGAGTTCATGCTTGATAACCTGCGCATCCAGTCCAATATGATGGAAAGCTCGCACGATTACGGCGTGGAGACCTTCATCCACATCGCCAGCTCCTGCATGTTCCCAAAAGATGCCGCCCTACCGGTCCAAGAAAGCAGTCTTTTCACGGGCAAATTCGAGGATAGCGTGGAAAGCTACGCCCTGGCCAAAATCGCAGGCTGGAGGCTTGCCAAGGCCTATTTTGAGCAACACAAAGACCGCTTCTTGACCGTTGCGCCGTCCAACGTCTACGGCCTCAATGATTCTTACGGCGAGCAAGCTCACGTCATCCCGGCCCTCATGCGAAAGTACGCGGAAGCCTGTAAAGGCGGAGCTCCCTTTGAAGTCTGGGGCGTTGGCGATGCGGTTCGTGAGTTCATCTTCGCGGACGACGTTGCTTCGGCGATTGAAGCCGTCATCAACAAGTGGAAAACGCCCGAAATTGTCAGCATCGGAACCGGCATCGGCACCAGCATCCGCGACCTTGTCCTCACGATGATCGAGGTTGCGCCCTTGGAGCTCAAGCCTGCCCCTCACATTGTTTGGAACGCCTCGCAGCCCACGGGCATCCCTAGGAAGGTTTTCGATGTGTCTAAAATCAAGAGCCTAGGATGGGAGCCTCAAACAACCCTGGAAGACGGCCTACGCCTGACCTGGCGGGACTTCCTCAAAGGAAAGCCGAGGGGCACGTGAACAGAGATACGCCCTACACCGCCAATCAATGCGCGGATTTCCTTAGTAAAGACAGGAATCGAATTTTAGGCCTAATCCAAAAGGAGGTCGCAAATCCTGCCTGCGGAAATTTCAAGCCAGTCCGGTACGAATTTGAAGTTGGTTCAACCGTAGGTGAATTTAAGAAAGACTACATTGAAGCCACGGAATACCTGAAAATCCTATGCGCACACCTTCGATTTAGGCCAAAAGAAGCAACCGTTCTTTGCCTCTACGACTTCAGCGCGCTTAAAACTAAAATCAGGTATGAACTGAAATGAATATCGAGGACTACGACATCGTTCAAGAGGCCGACGAGGAAAAGCTCAAAGAATCCGTTAAACGCATGATGAAAGAAGGATGGGAGCCTATCGGCGGCGTATCCGTGAATCAATACAAATACATCGGCGAATACGATTATCAAAACCACTACCGAACGGCCTATTGCCAGGCCATGATCAAAACAAAATGAGCGATAAACTCCAGCGATGCCTAGAAGCCGCCGGAGTCTTCATTATCCTCGCCTATTGGGAAGCCCCCAAGCCTTACCTAGCCCTAGTGATCGCCGTCCATGTAATACGGGAAGCGATTTTTGATTCGAGGAAATGAAATCTAAAAGACAAATTGCCTACAGCGAATATCTTAAAAGCAATCACTGGCAAACTTTCAGGACGATAGCCCTGATATCCCACGGCTACAAGTGCGCTCATTGCGGCTCCACGAGCAAGCTTCAAGTTCATCACACGCGATACCGATCCTCATGGGAGGATGTTCGGGTAGAGGACGTGCAGGTCTTGTGCCGGAAATGCCATAAAATGGAGCATGGAATTTTTAAGGGAAAAGGGCGTAAGAAAAGAAGGAGCACAATGAAACGAATCAGGGCCTTAGAAAAGAGTTTTGGAATAAAATAAAGCTTGCACGCAAATAAAGGATGAGCGATAAGTACCTCAATCCATAATATCGTTTCACTCGCCGCTATATCGACGGCCTCCTTCTTGCAAGCAGAAGTAAAAGCAGGCATCGGGCTTAAGTTAGTAGTTCCGTTGAGCCGGGAACAAACATCAGTCAACCGTTTGTTTTAACCCGGCCTCGTTGCGCCTAAGAACCGCACGGGCCTTTCCAAGAAAGGCACCACCTATATGGCGGACTGCATTACCCCGGCGCAAGTCAGTGACTTCGCCAATAAAGATTCCAATCGTCTCATCGGCAAAATCGCCGAAGTCCTGGCCCGTAAGTCCCCCTACATGGACGTCATGGATGGCGGCACCCTACCCAACGTGAGTGACGTCGTTCGCTCAGTTGTTCAGGAACGCGCTGTTGTCGGCACCTCCCTCGCCAATCCGACCTTCCAGCCGGACATCGAAATGTGCGCAGGCCCAGTCAGTCAGGATAACGTCGGCAGCACGGAATACAGCTTCCAGCTGGAATCCATGCGCGGTCAAGGCCCCCGTGTTTGCGTCAAGCAATCCCGCACGGCCTTTAAGGGCTCCTATCTTCAGGCGCAGCAGAGCCTCGAAAAGGCCATCCTGCAGATCATGAACTCGGATAACCGGGCTCAGCTCCTGTACCGTTCCGGCGTCAAGTTTAACGTGAACACCAACTACGGGTTCAGCACGGATCTGACGGGCGACATGCAGCAGATCAACACCTTGTTCCTCAACGTCCTCCCTAACGCGCCGCTGAGCTTCAAGATCGTGAAGCTGTTGAGCCAGTTCCTCGTGAACGAGATGCTCGCCGATCCTTATACCACCAACGGCATGGGCGAGATGTTCAAGTTCATCGGTTCCATGGACATCATCGAACGCTTCCGCGACGAGCTCGACATCAAGGCCGACATTCGCGCCCTGACGACGGGTCAGTACAAGCTGGGCGAAAAGTCCATCGCGGGCTACCAGTTCGAGGGCCCTTACCGGGGTATTGGGTTTGGAGTCGACAGCCAGCCGCTGCGCTTCAACACGATCACCGGAGGTATTCCTAACTTCATTGAGCCTGAGATCGGCGTTGTAACCACTCGAGGCGTCGCCGCCCGCCGCAACCCCGCCTGGGTTCAGGCCTTGTACGAGGTCGCGTTCCTGTCCGCCCCTGGGGCCTTCAAGCGGCTTGTGCCGGAACAGTATACCGGCGAAGGCACGTTCAAGTTCAACCCGCAGCTTGCCATGGGCGAACTCAAGTGGCACTACGTTCTGGATAATGATTGCAATCGCTTCGGTGATTTCGGTCAGCACATTTACCAGATCAGCCGAGCCATTCAGCCCGTGCGTCCGCAGAACGTGATTCCCATCATCTACGCCCGCTGCCCGTACGACCTCGCTACGACCTCTTGCGGTTCTAGCTCCATCGGCCTGTAATCCATTAGGCTAATACATTGCGCCTTTTCAGAAATGGAAGGGCGCAATAATTAGCTCAAGGATTTAAAACTATGCCCGATTATCCCCTATCTCAGTTGGCAGGCGCGGACAATATCATGCTCCGGCGGATTCTTTTCGCGCTCATGAACAACGGCGCGGCAGGGCTTGCGCCCGAGCAAAGCAGCAACACGCTCCTGAGGCAGATTCTTTACGCCATTCAAAACCAACAGGGCGGAGGCGGAGGCGGGGGCGCGATAACTCTTTCAGGAGATGTTTCGGGATCTTCTAGCGCCAATACCGTAGACAAGATCGCAGGCGTAACTCCGGCTACTGGAGTCCCTGCCGCCCTAGGAATCGCGCCGAATACAGCGGGCGGATTCCTTACGGTCAACAGCAACGGCTATTCCAGCCCAAGCGTCTCGCAGCCTAATTCCAATTTTCTGCTACTAGGCTTTAACGGGGCGTTCTTGAGTGGATACGAGCGATTTCAACTGGTTGCTTCTGGCAATGGAACCAGCTGGAAAGAGATTCGTGGTTGGGAGAAGTACAATCCAACCGTTCCTCCAGATAGCGCGGGCTATACCTGCGGCGTTCGCGACCCCGCCATCATTCATTTCCCCAATGGAACCTACCTCGTAGGCCACACCATTTCCCGCAACAACACCGTTGGCTCTTCCGGCGCAGGCTCCACGAGTGGCTACATTGGATTCGCCAAGGCACAAAGCCTTTCCGCTCCCTTGACGTTTGTTGCCAATATCGACACAAGCAGCGCAATTGCCCCCAAGTTTCTCTACACATTGGACGGCCGCCTCTATGCGGATTGCTACGGCTATCTGATCGAGAACACCTCGCGTACAGGCGGCTATCCTGACGGCGTGACGTGGACGGCGCGAGCCATTATCACGTGGGTCGATGGAACCGTGATGAACACGAGTGACCAGTGTCAGATCCAGACCGCCGCCAATTCTTTTGGCGTGTTTTATTGGAGGAATGGGGCGGGATTTGTGTACCGCATTGGCACGAGCAGTTCGGTTGGCTCGGGCTATACCGATCAAGGCATCATTACCAATTGGCCCACAGCAGAAGGCGTGTCCGTTAGCCAAGATACGACGACAGGCATCTGGTACGCCTATTTTCAGGCCCGATCAGGCACCTACAACGGCAAGACCGTTGTCTCCACGAGCTCGACGCCGCTTGTCGCGGCTTCCTGGACAGCCCCAGTTCCACTCGATAACGTCACCGTTTCACCTGCGACCATGGGGTCTAATCCTGTGGCAAGTTTTGACAATGCAGGCTCGCTTATTAGCTCCAACGCCTCTGTCATGCTGGATGTACTCAACGCCACACAGCAACAGGAATACGCCTATTGGAGTGGGCCTGATTCTCCTCCTCGGCTGACCTATAACACTTCCCAGAATTACAGTTCCATCAACGTGGTTTACCCGACGGGTGAAGGCACGGTAGCGATCAATAATGGCGTTGTGACAGGAACGGGGACGCGATTCCAGAAGCGGTTCCAGGTTGGATCCCTCCTCATCACGGCATCTCGTACAGGCATTGTCCGGGCCGTTGCCTCAGATACCTCTATGACGTTGCTCAGCAGCAGCAATTACACTGTTGCGGCGGGAGCGGCCTACACTTACGCACCGCCCTTGACTCAGGTCAGCACCTACAACGGCAATACGGTGGTTGGTTTTGATGATGCAATCACGGGTTATGTGTGGAGGAACGGCGTTGCTCTATTCAATGTAAGCGGCGCGGGGTTCATGCCGCTTATCACGACCGATTCTTCCGGAAATCTTATTTTACAAAACATCTCCGTTGGAGGCGGTGGCAGCTACGTCTACGGCAGGTTCCTGACGAGCGGCGGCAACTTCGAGATCATTACAGGAAATCTTGCTGTCGCAACAGCAGGCAAGGGCCTTCAGATCAAAGAAGGAACGAACGCCCGCCAAGGCGTTGGAACCCTTGTTGCTGGAACCCTCACTGTGGCCAACACCAGCGTTACCGCAAGCAGCCGCGTCATCGTCTGGCGAATGGGGAAAAATGCTTCTTCGGCCATTGGGGCCCTGGATACAACAATCAGCGCGGGGGTTGGATTTACAGTTACCTCCTTGACCAACCTCGCCGCAACCGCAACAGGAGATGTCAGTAGCTTTGGTTATCTTATCACAGAAGGAATCTAACATGAAAAAACTCATCTATCTTATCCCCCTTGTCCTGTCTTTTTGCGCGCCCCTCCGCGCTCAGACGGGAACCACCTTTGCCGCAAGCACGATCTTTATTGATCAGATCGATTACACGGGAACGGAGCAATACCTTTTCGTGCCTCTACCGGGAGAGGACGGCATTCAGACCTTTGACTACACGCAGGGGGTAGAGGGTCGCCCGAGCATCACCAAGTTCGATTCCACTCTCACGTGGAATCATGGAACAAATACCATCGGGGTCACTTCAGGCATTTTCGCAACGCCCGCCAGCGTCGCTTCCTATGTCGCCTCTCACCCTGGCCCGACCGGGGCAACGGGGGCTACAGGAGCAACGGGCCCCAAAGGAGACAAAGGAGACAAGGGCGATACTGGATCCACCGGCGCGACGGGGCCAACAGGCGCCACGGGTTCTCCTGGGGCCACGGGCGCAACAGGGCCCGCAGGGCCAACCGGGCCGACGGGCGCAACGGGGGCGGCAGGCACAAACGCAACCACAACGAGCAACGCAACGACATCGACCGCCGGGCTGGAGTCTGCCGCTGATAAAACAAAGTTGGATTCCCTTCCTTCCATTCAGCGTCTTCGAGTCCAAACAGACGCCAGCGGCAACTACACGTGGACTTACCCAACGGCCTACGGTTCGGGGGTCGTGCCAATTATTGGTTGTCAGATCGAAACCGCAACAACGACCGTCCCGGTCAACGTGCAGATTATCGGGACTCCGACCAACACTTCCTGCGTCATCAAAGTTCTAAGCGCGCCAACCGTCAACGTGCTGGGCGTTTTAGTCCTTGGGACGCCTGCTGGCACGCAAGCCTACCTGCACCTCACCGCAACTACCCCTTAAGGTAAAAGATGTCCTCAGATCCACGAGGGGAGCTCATGAGGAAGTCCCAGCATTTGGGGCTTTCTCCGGCAACGGCGGAAAACGCCACGCCTATTCAGGCCGAGATCATTCTCATGCTGCATAAGCAGAACATCCGGCTGGACGAGGTGTTTACGGCGGCCCAAAAGGCCAGCGCAGCAGCGGAGTCCGCTAAAATGGAGACCTTCGGCATCAAGGAACAGTTTGTTCAGCTCAACGGGAAGACCTCCAAGACCATCGAGCGCGTGGCGAGCCTGGAGTTCAAGGAACAAGAGGCCGTCAAGGCTGAGGCTGACCGTAAAATCTACGAGGAAGGCCTGCGGGAAGGCAAATGGATCATTTCCAAGGAAAAACGCCTGATTGTGATTGCTATGGGTAAATTCCTGCTCTGGCTCTTTGCTTTTATTGGAACCTTTTTAACGGCCTGGCCCGCCTTTAGTGCGGTCTATCACTTTCTGCGTCATTGAAAAAATCCGACATTACTCTCATCGAAAAATGGCTCTACGGCCTTGTTGCAGCCTCCATTTCTGCTGGAGCGAGCACAGCGGCGGGCGTCGCGGCTTCTTTTGTGACAGGCAAGCCTTTTGATTGGGGGCAGGTTGGCACGGGCTCCCTTGTTTCTGCCTTCATCGCGGCCATGTTTTACCTGAGGCAATCCCCCCTTCCAGGCTACCCAAAGCAAGGAACAACCTCCATCCAAATACCCGCCAGCGCCCTTAACCCCAAAGGAGATAAGAATGAAGGCATTTAAGCTCCTCCTCGTCCTCCCAGTTGCGTTTTTATTGCCGGGGTGTGCGCTGGCCCCAGTTTTAATCTCAGGCATACCTAGCCTCATTGGCGCGATCGAGCCTATCATCCAGAGAGCGCAAGACAAAGCCGCCGCCAAAGCCAAAGCGCAAACCGCTCTCAACCTCCTCCAGGATGTCAATAACGGTCAGTTCCCAAGCGAACTTGAAATCAATCTTGCGCTTGCCAATGCCGGAAAGCGTTGCCTCCATGACGGGGAATACGTTCAGATTCGCGATGCTCTCACGCCTGCCTTTCAACAACTTGTTCTCGATGCGCAAGCGCGGCCCGGAGGCTACGAAATGGTGAAGAGGCGCGTGAGTGACGCCATTGTTGCAACCCAAAAGGAAATTGCCTATGAAACTGCTCGTTGATTTTAATGGATTCAAAGTCTGGGATTACCAAAACGGCCTCTATTCGTTCGCGGCCCCTTTCATGGTGGATACCGACGGTTCAGGCCCCAGTCACGGCGACAAGTATCATCAAAATGAAACCTCCCTGCGTTACAATGGGAAGCCCCTGAATGCAGACGAGGATCTTTATTTTGTGTTGCCGCCTAAAGTCATTCGCTCTGTTGGGCCTATTGTCTTGGGCTGCCAGGGCCTTGTCGTCAGGCTCGATACGGGAGTGATTTCCCGTGCTGTTGTCGGCGACGTCAGCAATGATGCCCCCACTCGCAAGCTCGGGGAGGGCTCTTACGCGCTCGCCAAATTTCTCGGCGTGAATCCCGACCCGAACACGGGAGGAGACAGCAAGGCGCAGTATAAATTCGTCTTTGAACCGGGCCAAGCGGCTCGCGTTGGAACCAAGTTGTATCAGCTCCAGAAATTTGGAGCTTAAGCCTTGCTCTTTGAGGCCTAGAAGCGTAAACCTACTTCCATGAGTTGCTATAACGGATGTCAATGCGGCTGCAACACGGGGTGCGTATCCAACACGCCCTACTGCGCTCCGATCTTGCCGCAGCAAGAATCCGTCGCCTCTCAATTGGAAAACCTTTCCACGAAGCTGTTTGGCCCCTTCACGAGAACCATCCAGAACGGGCGCGGTATTTGGACAGGCCTTTGCAGCATCACCTCAGCAATTCCTGGATTCGCCCGTTCCGATAACGAGGGGTTTATTTGCTACATCCTCCGCTACCTCACGACCAACCCCAACGCAATGACGGGCATCGGGCCTCCGGAAGGTGTCGTGACGGCCAGTCCCGGAGCCCTTTACGTGAACACCAACGGCGGAGCCAACGCGACCCTCTACGTCAAGGAATCTGGCGTCGCGACCAATACGGGCTGGGCAGCCAAGTAAAGATCAATTTTATGCCTGAAACAATCAAGCTCGGTAAGATGGAGCGGGACTACTCCTGCATGCACGAGGGTAAGCCAAAAGACGATGAGCCCCTCGTCGAACGGTTTCCAACCGTCTACATCAACCATGAAGACCTTCCGGATCTCAAGCCGGGCCAAGAGGTGACTTTTAAGGGCGTTGTTGCCTCTTTTACGGATCGTAAAGTTAGATCTAAAGAAGACGGCAAAACAGAAGTCGAAGTTTCCCGCCAATGTGAAATCGACATTCTGGAAATGACGCCCGGCGAAAAGAAGGCCGTAAAAGAACCCGAAGCAACCGATGAAGATGAAGTGGAAAAGGGGCTCGATGAGGCCTCGGAAAAGGAATAATTATGGAACCCTCACAACTCGCCCCCGCTGAAGCCAACGCCGCCGAAAAAGCGCCGATGGATCAAATGCAAGTCCCCGGCCAAGTCGAATTCGACATTCACGTGAAAGCAGCCCCGGATGAACTGGCTCAAGCTGCCGCCCTCCTCCGTGAGGCAGGCCTGGAAGACATCGCGCTCGCTTTTGAAGGAGCCGTTAATCCGCCCGAAGGCGAAGAGGCCCTCAACGCTTCCACAAACGAGCTGACGAATGAAATTGAAGCCATGGGAGCCAAGCGCGAGTTTTAACCAACCCTACAAGGAGTCTTATCTACGTCGATTCCATTTATGAGAAGACCCGCGTCATTTTGGGTCGCTCCCCTCAGAAGCTCATTTTTGAGCGCCTGACAGAGGCCATCCAGCTTCTTGCCAACAAGGGCTCTTGGGATCCGTTGATCGGATTTGCGGATATTTGCGGGGGCGAAACCGACGTTCGCACATTTTCGCTTCCGGATGATGTCGAAACCCCGCTTGCAATCAACATTTGCGGGCAGCCTGCCTACATGCGATCGAAGTGGAGCGAGTTTCACCTTAACGGCCTCGGAAGCAACCGTGAGACCACATGGACGTGGGACGACCAAGGCCCGCAGCCTGTCATACAGGACATCATCCGCCCCAGCACGCTATTGGCCCTGGCGGACCTAAAGAATGATTTAGGCACCCGCATAAGGGTTTTTGGCCACGACGTGGCTGGGAGGCGCATGCGGGAGCAAAACGCGGACGGAAGCTGGCAAGACGGCTTCATCATCCAGCCGAGCCTTATCACGGATTTCCCTTCGCAGGCTGTCACTGAAAACACGACGCGTCTTTTTGTACGCAACTTTTCCGCCATTCCAGTCACGACCCTTGTTTCCACGGATGAGCACGGCTTCCGCACGGGTGTTGCGGTCGTTTTGACCGTAACCGTCGGTACATTGCCGTCGCCTTTGATCAATGGCGCAACCTACTACGTTCGCGTCATCAATGAAAACACCGTCAGCCTCCATTACTTTGCCGCTGAAGCTCTTTCTGGAGTCAACCCGATTGAAATGACGGGCGTTAGTGGTTCGACTGTTATTCAGCTCCAAGACAGGCGGCAGGTTCAGGTTCAAACCAAATTCACTTCCGATGACCCGCTTGGATTTTTGGAAGGTTCTTCCGTGACTTTTACAGGCACAACGCTACCCGAGCCAATCGTAGGCCCCGAGATATTCTACATCCACCTTTTGGATGATAGAAATTTTACAATCCACGCCACGCAGGCCGAGGCCCTCAGTGCCTCAAACCCTTTGTTTGTGACGACGCCCGGAAGCAACGATGTCATGGCAAATGCCAGCCAGCCCGTGACGCCCTACACCAAACTGGTTTTCAGCGTCCCGCACCGCTTCATCCAGAATGACGTTGTGACGGTTTCCAATGCCTCCGGTAATCTGCCAAATCCCCTGCTTCCGGCGACGAATTACTACGTGCGTTACCTGAACGAGCTTGAGATCACTCTTCACGCCAGTCTATCCGATGCTGCCTCCGGCAATAATCCAATCATCCTGACGGATAATGGGACCGGAACAAGCTCGGTCGTAAAGCTGATTCCAGCAACGGCCAATGTTGGGAGCTCGAATAACATCAACGCCCCAAACAGCAACCTCCAGCCAGGGGATTTTGTCCAATTCGCCAGCTCCGGAAACCTCCCCAACCCCTTGCTTTCCAGCCAGATTTACGTGGTCGTCGCGCCTGTCAGCGGCAATACTTTTACGATCGCTCAGCCGCCCGCTATTTCCATCGCCACTCTTGCAAAGGGCAGGGCCAATAACACGGCCATCATCGTCACCGCCGTGGATCACGGCCTCGTTACTGGAAACGTCGTCAACATTGCGGGCCTCGGTGGATCGGGGTACAACCTCAATCAGGTCACGATTACAGTCCTGGCCTCGAATGCCTTTAGCTACAACTCCACGGGTGGAAATGACGCCGCAATCGCCTCCCTTTCCCGCTCCAGATCCAGCGGTATTGCGACAATCGAGACTGCCGCGCCTCACGGCTTCACAACAGGCGACTTTATCAATGTTCAGGGCTTTGGCGGGGCCAGCTACAACCAGCCTTGGGTGGAAGTTAACGTGGAATCCACTACGGCCTTTTGGTACAACAACCCCGGCGTGAATGACTTCGGATTTGCAACCACGTTCCGCGCTAGGGGTCCCGACGCGGGCCTACCGCCCAACATTGCCCAAATTACCACAATCGCGCCTCATGGCCTGTCGACAGGGCAATACGTCAATATTCAAAACATGACGGATGTCACATACAACAACCCCTGGGCGCAAGTGACGGTTGTCGACCCAACGAATTTCACTTACGCGGCCCCCGGAGGAACCGTTGCCTCCACAGCCGACACGCAGGGTTATGTTGCCATTCCCCAGTCGGACAGCGGAGGGCTACTCACCCTTCCGTTGAGTGACGGCGCGGGGATTGTTAGCGGCAACCTCATCAACATCACAGATACCGGCAACGGCGTCTTGAATGCCGTCATTTCCCGTGCCTTTACGATCGGTTTTTACGACGACTGGTTCTTGGATGCTTCGCAACTCGATACGGGGGCTTCTTTTAAGATCAATTCCACAGGAAGCCTGCCCGGAACCGAACCTTCCCTCAGTCCGTCGGGCACCTACTACATCCGAAAAGAGGACGACTTTACGGCCAAGTTTTTTGTTTCAGAAGCAAAAGCAGAGGATTCGGTGGTTCGACTTTCTGCCTCCCGCTCCCGCTCCTCCAATGTCGCCCAAATCGTGACCCAAGGCAACCATGGGTTTGCGAACGGCGATCGCGTGGAAATATCCTCCATGTCCGACGATAGCTACAACCCGACGCCTTATTCCAGTGTTGCGGTGACGGTCGTTAACGCCACGACTTTCACCTACCTGAATACCGGGCCGGACGAAGGCTCAACCGTAGACACGGCAGGGCAAATCATTTTCAGCCCCATCAATATCTTGTCCCTCGGAGCCGGAGAAACTGACTTGATTCTTAGTAGGCTCGTCGCTGCAACGGTTTTATCCAATCTTCTTGAGGTTTCATCTTCAGCCTACATCACTCCGGGAACGATTTATCAATTCACGACCTCAGGAACGCTCCCTTCTCCGTTGGTGCTGGCAACGGACTACAAAATCAGCGTTATCAACGGCCTCTTGCAAATTTCAGACACTTCGGATGCCGTGATTATCTTGACGGATATTGGCTCGGGCGAGCACTACATCCAGCGCCAATTCGATTTCACGGTGGACATCCCGCAGGGCGTGCGGTGCTTGGCGAACGAATACAACAACGGGGACGCCGTCATTGTCAACCCGGAAGGCATGGACAATACGGCCGTCGCTCCGGAGCCGCTCGTTAATGGAACGACTTATTTCTTACGAAGAATCGACGATGAAACCGTTGCGATTTACGACACCAAAGAAGCGGCCTTGGATTTGGAATCCACAAGCGGCCTGATTGTCGTTACCTCTGCCGGAACAGGCCAAAGCATCTTTCTTCAAATTCTTCCCGCTTTTCAGATTCAGCGCGTGGATCGCGTGTTGCTCATCAACGGCAAAACGGCCTCACAAGCCGAGCTGCCAGAAGAAACTCCCATTGGCTCGCAACCCCCGCCTCTTCGCAATGGCTATATCGATTTGTACGCTTGGGATTACGGCCGGAAGTGCAATCTGACGCTCCTTGGGCACTATTCCCCTCAAGAGACCGAACCCTATTACCGCCGCATCAAAATTGCCCTTCATTCCACGTGGATTCGCATGCGCTACCGTCGCAAGACTTTCCGAATCACGAGCCTCAATGACTACATCCCCTTGACCTCCGAAATGGCACTCCTCTACATGGTGCGCTCGCAGGAATTGTTCCGGACGAATTTCATGGATGAAGGAGCCAAATACGAGGCCCTCGCGGTTCAGTACCTGCAAGAAGAGAATGACATCCGCCAAGGCCCCGCAACCTACCAAATTCAATTTCAAGACGATGGCGTTTTCAACAGCAAATCCTTCTGGATGACTTAAATGAGAAGCCAAAGCGTCACTAAAGGGCAACTTGAAAAGGGTAATTCGGGCTGGTTTGGCGGCGTCAACACCAACCGCAACCCCTGGATACTGGATGATTCCCAATATGCCTACGGCGTGAATACCGTTAACCGGGGCGGCATCGTCCAGTGCAGGCCCGGCTACAAGCTTGCGCTCACGCTTCCGCCGGGAAACCTCCAGGGGTTCGCCATCATGAATGTCAACAAACTGGATCGCAACGGCAATCCATTCATGAACGGCGATCAGTTCATTGTGTTCGCTGTTTCAGGTCTCGTTTACGCAGCCCCCTTCCCCCTGGTTCAGCCGGCACAAATCACGGATTGGACGCAATTCCAGCTTCCAAACATTCGATTCACGGCAAACGCCAAACGGGTTTATTTTTGTGTGGCCCAAAAATCACTTTCCACGGTCGGCGGAGACCTCCGCCTCAATACAACTTACAACGTTCTCGTGATGCAGGACGGCATTCGCCCCTCGGCCTATTGGGACGGCCAATTCAACCTGCATTTGAATGAGGCGGGGCCGGATTATCAAACGCCAACCGGAACATGGATGGTCTACAGCGGCAATCGCCTTTGGGTGGCGCGAGATAATGTCCTGCTGCCCGGGGATTTACTGGACCCCCTCACATTCAAGGAGCGCACCGTTGGATCCACGAGTGGTGACTTTTACCTGCCGGATACAATAACGGGATTGGCGAATACCGTTGGAGCCTCTTTTCAGTCTCAGCTTCTCGCTTTTACACAAGATCAGACTTTTGCCTTTTCTTCCTACATTACCGATCGAGAAACGTGGAGCTCGACGCCTAATTTTCAAACCATCTTGTACCCCTCCCTCGGGTGCGTTGCGGGCCTTTCCATTATCAGTCACGCGGGCCTTTTGTGGTGGTACTCCAAGGGCGGCCTCGTTAATTTCAACTCCGCGACAACATCCTACCTGACGAGCCGTATCAAGTATCAAGACAATGAAATGGTGGCCTGGACATCCGAGATGTACGAGGACAAGTCCGGCATTTGCTCCTGTTCGTTTGGAAGCTATCTCTGCATTTCCATTCCCTGCAAGGACATCTACAATTCCAAAACCATGGTGATGGATTACTCCATCGCGGACGAACTCAACTCCATTGCCCCTCAGGCTTGGCAAGGTGTTTGGACGGGCATTCGACCCGTTAACTGGATTACCGCCCTCATCGAATCCACGGGGCAGTTTCTTTGTTTTGCCGCCAGCGTGGATTATCAGGCTCTCGGTGGATCCAATAATCACATCTGGGTTGCTTTTCAGGACGACCGCACGGACTCTTTTGAGTACCTCGACGAAAGCAACGCAACGCTTATTTCTAGGAATCCAATCTATTGCTCCATGGAGACCAAGCTCATGGGAGATGGCCTCGACCTCAAACAATTCAAGTATGCTTACGTCAACCTCATGGAGCTTTCCGGGGCCGTCAATTTCAAGATTTCCTATCGCGGCACGCGAGGCACCTACAAAACGCTCGTCAATAAACAGATTGTTGCCATCACTGAATCTTGGCAGACAACAAACACAGAAATCCAGGCCAAACTAGAAGACGGCGTCATTCTTGTGCCGCAAACCCGTCGCCTTGTGACAGCGGTGGCCGAATCAGATAACAAGGAGCTGGATAAATCGGTGGAGGCCCCCTACGACGAAAGCATCGACCGTTGCTTCAGCCTCTACTTTCAATGGTGTGGGCGGGCGGCGGTGGAGTCGTGCCTGATTGTCATGGAGCCCTTTACAGAGACTGCCACCGGAGAGGTCAATGAAAGCGAAAAGACAATGAACATTGTGACTCAAGACGGCGAATCTCGAGCCTACAATGCCGGACAATTAAGAACAACAGTCAACACGCCGGACGAAAATGCCCTTTAATTTCAAGAACCTTCTTTTCAATCGGCCTTTTACGCCGAGGTTCCGGGATGTCTATTACTCCAGCATCCCGCCTATTTACCCGGCCGACAATACACCTAAAAAGTGCATCACTTGCCTGCCTTGCGCAACAGACATCTACCCGCCCGTCGGCGTTCTTAATACAGGAGACCCCGGCTACGGCCCCGGCATTTACTTTGGGAATACGCCGCAAACCTTTACGGCCACTTGCCCTGAAGGTCTTGGAACTCCCGTGACAGTAGATGTTGCTGCGGACATTTTTTTTGCCCTCACAGTGGATGCCGCCAATCAAATCGCCCTGCAATACGCGACCGATAAAGCCCGCTCGCAACTTGTGTGCGCTGTTCCTGTTTTCAATTATTGTGGATCCCAAGAATGGCCGCAAGAATCCTCCGGGGTACCTTATTCTAATTCCGGCAACAACACGACTGGATTCATTAAACACGACGGGCCCGACACCTTGACGAGCAATGGCGTTGTTCTCAGTACGGGCGGCATCCCGTTTAGCGCGGACACTTTCTACACGATCCCAGTAGTTGTTACGGGTGATTTTACGGCAACATTCGAGATTTACCCGAATGGTTCTTTTGTGCCAATGGATTTTTATTGGGCCATATTGGACGTCGCGCTTCTTCGGGGAGCCAACATCGGCTACCAAGGAAACGTCTTCGGAGGACAAAAAGATTCTGTTTTTGGCACTTCCTGCGATTATATTGCGGGCCTCGGTGGCATGATTCAAATCGCTATTGACGGACCCCAGGTCAACGATTTGGCCTGGAATACTTTTACGCTCAAGCGCGTCGGCACTTCCATGACAACCTACATCAATGGAGTCCAGGGGTTGACTTACGATTTTCAGGTCCTTTTTGGGTGCAGGCTTGGCTTTACCTGGGCCACTTCTTCTATGGTTTTACGTCTGCGCAACATCAGTGTGACCCAGCCATGAAAATACCGATCATAACGTTCGAGGATTGCGACACGCCTGAGAAATTTGAGAAACTTAAGGCCTTCGCCCTCAACTTCGACCCGCCTCACGAGTTGCGTGAAACCAAACATCGCATTGTCATCGCCAAGAGGGACGGCATTTGGATTGGTTACGCGGAAGTGATTACAACCCCCATCGTGTGCTCGGCCTGGTCCAAGGATGCCTGTAAGCCTCAGGACATTTGGGGTGCTATGATGGCCCTTGCGGGGTGGTCGCGCATGCAGCACGGGGAGGGCTACGTGATGGTTCCCTTGAACACCAAAACCTTCCCCGAGCACATCATGTCCAAGCTTGGTTTTTATCGAACAAATAGCGAGCTTTACAAAACCCTTTAAAAGGAACAGGATACCGCCCAATGACACCGACCCCCGCCGCCTCTGCCGCCGTCCAGTATGCGCCAGCGCAAGCGGCGATTCAGAGCAATTACAATTCCGCGCAGGCCCTCAACGCGCAAACGCCGCCGAAAACTTATGAGCCCGATCTGAATGAGCTCAACGATACCGCCGCCCTCCTTTCCCGCGCTCAAGTTCTCCAAAACAATCAGGCTCTAGCCTTGCGTTCTCCCGCCGCGTTTCAGGGCCAAGAACGTGCCATCGCCTCCTTAACAGGCGGGATAGAGGGTGATGATCAATTTCTTCGCAATGCGGCCCTTCGCTCTGGACTCATTGGAGCCGCCAACCAAGGAACCGCCGGAATGGCGGGCGGTATTAGCCCGACCTCCGCCGGGGGCGTGACGGCAGAAAAGATTTACGGCAGTAAGCTCCTCGATTACCGCAACGCAAGAGACCAACAAGCATTGGGGGTCGCTCAGGCCTTACAACCCGACGCCGCCCTTTCGCCTGCTTCTGGAATCGGATTGCAAGTTCAATCCCAACAGCAGGGCATCCAAAACCAAAACGATTGGCAGGCCTACCTCGCCAACTCCCGCCTTGGAAGCGTCAGTAATCTTCAGGGCCTGACGCAACAGGCTATGGGCCTGACGCAGGCCAACAACAACGCCAATGCCGCCGCTTCCAATGCCTCCAAGGGCCAACTTGCGGGGGCTGGCGCCTCTCTGGCTGCCGCTGGCATCGGAGCTGCCGTTATTCTTTAATGGACGCTCTCGCCAATGACCCCGTTCTGCAAGGCAAGATCAACTCGGCCGCACGAGTGATTGAAAAGTGCCTAGAGGTCTACAGAAAGCCCGCAATCCTATGCTCTTTTGGCAAGGATTCGCTTTTAATGCTCTACATGATTCGGAATTATTGTAGCGTGGATTTGCCTGTCGTTTTTTTCAAGCAACCGCACTTTGCCCGCAAGTTTGCCTTCGGGGATAAAATGGCCGCCGAACTTGAATTGGAGGTTCATTCCAATATCCCTCCCTTCGGCATCAGCTTGACCAGCAAAAACGGCAAGTCAGAATTGGTTCATCATTTTAGCCTGGGCAAGCAAACGCTAATGATGCCATTAGGCGTTCAGAGCATCGAAAGCAAAGCAAAGTGGCTGTGCGCGACGGAATCGTTGCTCTCAGGTCCATTTGGGACGTTTGGCTGGCCCTGGGACGTTGCTTTCTGCGGGCATAAAAGCTCCGACGTTGACCCCCTTCAGGGGCAGGTCCCGCTTTCCGTTGACATTCATCAAATTGAGGGCTCCTGCCACCTCGCCTACCCGCTGAGGCATTTTACAGATCAGGATGTCTGGCGGCTGACCAAAGCCTGGGATATTCCCGTCAATCGCTTGCGGTACGGGAACGCGGATCAGCCTCAAGACGATACGGAGAATTATTTCAACGAAGACTATTTTCCTTATTGCATGAAATGTTGCGATCCCAATCAACCCGATTTTGTGACTTGCCCTAAAACGGGATTGGAGGTAACAAATATCCATCGCTCCATTCCTCAAATTGACCCCAAAAAAGCCTACTGCTCATGAACCCAAAAGCACCCGATAATCGCGTTGACCTTGGCGCCCAGGCCCGGCAGGCCGAGCAGCAAAGAATTCAGCAGCAGCAGATGTGGCAAGCCGAACAAGAAGCCACGCGACAGGCGCAAATGGCCCAAGAACAGCAAGCCGCCGCCTCTGCTCTTCAATCCCAACAGCAGGCGACCGCGCAACAGGCGCAATTCGACGCCATCAACGCCGGGCAAGGTTCCGCAGCCAATGCAACAGGCGGGGCCTCCGGCATTAAGGCCGCAAACACCGCCTTGACCAATTCTGCGGGAATGAGCCCGGAGCAAATCAAGCTTCAGGCCGCCGGAATTGCCTCCGACCCTAATTCCATTCAGAACCTCGCGGCCCGCAAATCCCAAGGCGGACTCTTGAGCTCCAGTAACGTCAAGCTCGGTGGATAATGCAGCAAACGCCTATTTCCCAAAGCCATGAATCCAGGAACACCTAAAGACAATTCCGGTCAGCTATACGCCCAGCAGGCCGCTCAACAGCAAGCCCTCCAGCAACAGCAATGGGTTCAAGAGCAACAGGCGGCTCGTGCCAACGAACAGGCCCAACTTGCTCAAAAGGCTCAAGAGCAAGCCGCCTTGGAAGCTTCCAATAAACTCGCGGAGCAAAAGGAAGCTCAGGAAAAACTTATCCAGCAACAGCAGCAGGCGGCGGCCACCGCAGCGACTCCTTACCTGAATTCAGGAACAGCAACCGGCCTGAAGGCCATTAACGCCGCCCCAAACCTCGTTGGGGAGGCTCCAGTTGGAGGCTTGCCCGGTTTCAATGCCGTCGCCAATAAAGCCAAACAAGGCAACTCACTCGCCGCAACCAGTGTCAAGCTCGGAGGCTAAATGGAAGTCCAAATCCAAAATCTTTCCAGGCCTTCCAATGGAATTCCCGCGATTCTTCCGTTGGCCTATCTTGCGCCCGGGCAAATCGGGGGCCCTGATAGCGGCGTGGAGGCTTTTGGCGCGGGCATCAAAGAAGGCCAAGCTGTCGTTGCTCCACTTGCGGAAATGGGCAACTATTTGACGCAGTATTCTTCTCCAGAATCCGAAGCAAAAAGGAAAGCGGCGATTGCGCAGGCGGGCCTAGTGGAAACAACCGCCGGACAGGAAAACGAGGCCGCAAAAGCCACCCCAGACTTGCCTTTGGCGCAACGCCAATTCCAAGGGGAGCAAATTGCCTCCGGCCGCACCCTGCTCCCGGCTCAGACCAATTTGGCGCTGGCTCGCATGGATTCTGAGGGCCGCATTCTTCCCGCGCAAACCGACTTAACCCTGGCAAAGATTGGCTCGGAAGCGCAATTACTGCCCGGGCAAACCGAGGCCAGTGCGGCGGCCAATAGAGCCGCTTTACTCAACGCCAACAACGTTCTCAGCACGACGCCCTCTTACGCGCCAAATATGACGCAGGATGAAATCATGCGCAATGAGGCCGCGAAGAAAGGGGCCTTAAGCCAAGCGGGATTCCAGAGGGAAGTTGCCATTGCCTCCAATCCATTCCTCGCCTCCGATGGCATCACGGCACCGGAGGGCAAGTACGTTTCTAATGGGAAACTTTTGGAAGACACCGTGACTCAGCGGAACGTGCAGGGAGAAGACGGGAAAATTTACATCCAGAACGTTTGGTCTCACTCCGGCAAGCCTGTCAGCTACCTGCAAGATCAACTTTCTGGAACCAACGCAACAATCGAAGCCGCAAACGAGAGGCAGGGAAGAGGTATTGCCGCTCGCTCGCCGACGTACGGGGCCGAGGGGGCGCAAGTCACGCTCACGCCCGCTGAATCCACACAAACCAACAAGGCCATTCAAAATTTCAAAGGCCGAGGCGACGTTCAGGCGGTAGTCAAGATTACTCCTTTGGTGGATCGGGCGTTGTCTCAAATCAATGCTTCCAGGGACGCCAAAACAGGTCTCGTTTCCGTGGACGCCATGCTTTCTGCCGCCCGCGCTTTCCGAGGCCAGGTCACAGATTCCGAAATGAAACAATTGAGCAATGCTGGAGGCTTGCAGCAAAACCTCTATCAGCTTTTCCATATTCTGGACGGTAAGAAATTTGACGAAAGAACAATGTCTGACCTGACGGCCTCTTTGTTGGCCGTGCGCAAAGAAGGCGATGAGTTTCTCAATAACCGCATCTTGCCCGATTTCAAGAAATCCCTGCCATTGAATGCTCGGCCTATTGCCGACGATCTTTTTGGTCAAGTGGCCTATCGCGACGCTTCTCACGGCGAGCAGGCAGCGCAACCCGGAGAGCCGCCGATCATCGCGGATAAAACCGCTTACGACGCGCTTCCCAAAGGAACTCCCTATCGGGCTTCCGACGGCCAACTCTACATCAAGGGTCAATAATGCCATCTCCTTTTGGCGACACCCCCATCTCCTCTCCAGGCGCAAGCCCTTTCGGCGATACGCCGCACGCGCCAGAGCAGCCAAAAGCTTCTCCTTTTGGAGACACGCCAACGGCACCCGATTCCCGCGAAATCAAAATCGCTCAAGCTGCAAACGACCCCACTTTTGATCCCGTTCAGGTTTATGCCTCGGTGGATCCCATGTCCGTGAGCCAGCAGCTCAACAATCCATCCCAAGACCCCGAAGAGCCTGTCTTCAAACAAGCAGCGGAAGAGTTCAATCGCATGATGGAAGTGAGGCAATTTGCCGCCGATGTCTTGAAGCATAAACTGGCCATGAAGGAAGCCAATGCGCCCAAGACTTTACTGGGGAAGGTTGGAGAAAATGCGGCCTACGCGGGCGATGTTGCCCTCAATCTAGTGCCCCATAAAACTCCTGAAGGGGAATGGAGCTCAGGAGGTCTGCTCCACGGCGCAGAAGCGGTTGTCGACATGGTCGCGGCGGCTCCTGGGGCCGCAATCAATACGGTCGTTCAAGGCGCGGGCGACCTTGGCCTTATCGATAAAAATTCCCCCGCCTACCAAACCGCCGCCCTCAAGAATTACGCCTCAGGGGAAGGCGTTGCCAATTCCCTTTACAACCCCATCACAGGCCGAGCCGCAGGAAACATTCGGGCCGTCGGACAAGAGCTCGGCGATTGGCTTTCCGGAGGGCCTAAAACGGACGCCGAAATTCATCGCTATCTGGAATCTCGAGTTGCCAACCTCCAAAGCCGAGCCAAAACAGAAGAGGCGATGACAGGAGCCTTGAAAGAAGTCGTTGGAGCGCCGGAGGATAGCCAACTCACAGATGAATCGAGGGCCATTAAGGAATTTGCCCAAACCAATGCCGAGTTCGCCGTCGATCCCATGAACGTTGCCTTCCTTGGAGCCGGGAGAGCGATGACGGGAATCGCTCGTGCCGCAACGCCTGCCATTCGGGCTGCCGCCGTTTCCCCTGTTGTTATTCAGGCCAAAAACCTCGCCGCACAAGCCGCTTCCAAGGGCGTTCAGGGATTCGGCAAAAGCATTAATACGGTCGGGAATATTGGCGCAAGTTCATTGGGCCAAGCCGCAACCAACATCGCTTTTGGCGCGCTCGCCGGTAAAGAGCTGGGCTCCGAGCTGGCGGGAGCTGCCGCTGGAGCAATCCTAGGAACCAAGGGGCACGGTATTGCGGGCCCCCTCTGGAATTCGGTCTCTCGAGCCGGGGGCGCGTTGGAAGGGCGCGGGGCCGAGCTTGCCCCTGATTTCATTGGCCCTGTTCGGCCACCGGGAACACCGGGGGCGTTGTCCAAAATCGCGGGCAACCCTCTGGCTAAAAATGCCCTCGCTGGAGCTATCTTCTCCCTGCCCTTCCTCGCCATTGCGCCTAATGCGGAAGAAGCTGCCAATACGCTTGGTATTGGGGCGGCCTTTGGAGTCCTCGGCGGCCTTTCTTCCAAGAATTACAATTACGGCCTGCGTCAGATGGGGCAGAAATACTTTGCGGAACTTGCTCCGGAAAGGTACGGGATGCCAGCCGAAGTCAACGGAACTCCAGTCGATCTGGATGCCCTTCACGAACGGGCCATTAAGCAACTCACGCCCCAGCAGCAACTAGCCCTGCAGTCCATGCGCGGCTTTCTTCCTGGGGCTCAAATTTACGCCCTCAGCCCTCACGACCTAGGGCAAGTCGCTACGCAGGCCGGGCTACCGACGGCCTCCGGTATTTACGATGCCCCTCAGATCACGACGCAGCTCAACATTGGGGGCAAGCCCCAAACCGTCATCCTGCTTAATGCCGGCCTCGCGGCCTTGAATCATGAAAGCGGGCATTTCATTTGGGATAACCTCACCCCCGAGCAGCAAGGTAAGCTCACCAATCAGGTTGCCCAAGTGGACCCCAAAATTCTTCAAGACGCCTATCTGAAGTACACGCTCGCCCACGCCAAGGCCTTTAATTTTCAAACCGCGCTGCCTAAAAACGCCCTGGCGATTGACGCCTCCGGAAATCCCGTGATAGATCCAAGCCTGAAGCCGGAGGAAAAAGCCGCCGTTCAGCAGGCGTTGGATTACTGGAATAGCCATCCTGATGGTCTTGTCAAAGAGTACATCGCAGAGAATTTCAACGATCTTGCCAATCGCAAGGGCGGCGAAAAAGAATCCCTCGCCGGACATACGGGCAACAAAAGCCTCGCGCAAGAATTTGAGGACGCCTTCAACTCGGTGAAACAAAGACTCGGAGGCAAAGGCCGCGAATCTGCCCTTGGATTCCAGGTGGATACTAAACTGCAAGATCAAATGCGGGCTGTTTTGAAAGACCTTGCCGCACAGCGCAAGCGGGAAGGCATTATAACTCCAAGCCAACCTCCCCCAAGTGCCCCAGGAGCTCCGATTCCGCCCGTAAGCTCCATTGCCCCGCCTCCAGCAGCAGGAGCGCCTATAGCGGCCCCAACGGCCTCCGCCTCCACGGCCGAACAAACCCGTGTTCAGGGCAATTTTGATGATGCCGCCAAAGCCGGAAAGACTCTCAAGCTTAACAAGGCGCAAATTCAACAGGGCCTTGAGTCTGCCAAGAGGGATGGCCTCACGGAAACGGAAGATATCGTCAAGCGGATGGTGAATCCCGGCTATTATCCCGACGGATCCAACATTCTCCCGGGCGGGCAAGTAGAGTCGGCCCTACCATTGGCCAATATCGAGGGCGCAATCGAGCAGGGTAAAGCGAATGCCGCCGCTCTTTCTTCTCAGGCGCAAGGCAGGGATCCTAATTTTGACCCCAACGTTAACGAGGTGATCAAACCCCTAGCCAACGAAACCCTCGGCGCAACGCCTGATCAAATCGAGGCCCTCAAAGCCAAAGGCTACACACAGGCCCAAATTGATGCCATGCAGCCAAGAGAGATCGAGGCCATTTTAGGCGGTCAACTGGGTAACATTCGCGTTCAGTCGGGACAGGGCCTCAAGGCTTCCATTGATCCCTTTGCTCGAACGGGAATCCCCTCCAAAGTCCCGCCGCTGAGCGCCTCGGGAGGGCTGCCTATTGTTGGCCTGCGGCAAGTGCGAGATCGCATTGTGGATGCCGAAGGCAATATCTCTCAAGGGCCTGTCAAAAAAACCCTTTCCGGTCGCGCTATCAATATCAATGATCCCGCCGAGGTGAAGCTCGCAAACGATGCCGCAAGGGATTCCGGCAATCCAGATCAATTTGAGAATAACCTGAATGCCGTCCAGGACGCCATTGCCTCCGGAAGAGAAATCAACTTTGCCTATCGATCCAGCAAATCCGAGGTGGAGGGCTCCCCAACGAATAAAGAGCGCGACGAGGCACAAGAATTGTCCGATCTTGGGTTATCCCTACGTGAGGCGGTTCAAAAAACCTTCACGCCAACCAATTTTGAAGTTGATCCAGCAAAACTGGAGCCTGTGTTCAGTGAAGCAAGTGCTCAAAATGCCATGGCGCGGGCCGCTGAAAAATGGCCAAATCGTCGCGCCAACTGGAACCTATCCGCCTTCCGGGACCTCAGCGAATTCAATGCCGCCGCAATGGAAGTCGCCAGGGCCAGCGAGGAAGGACGCCCGATTCAGGGCCTGAACGCCAAACAGATTGGGGCCGTTCGTGACCTTCTAGAAAAAGAAAACAAGGTTCGCTTCCTCATCAAAGGCTATTCTCAGGACAAGGTCATTGCCAACGCAAAAAACCTTTCCGAGGCAATCGAAGCTTCTGGCCTGAATTCAGATCCACAAGTCGCTCGCGCCCAGGCCTACCTGAAAAGCGGCGAATGGGTTCAAGATTTAAAAGACCGAAACGAAAACATGGCCCACGGCTATCGCGGAGACGGCCAGCCCTTTTTGGATTCTCGGGGGATCGATCAATCTGAAGCTCGTCGCGGATCCGAAGGGGCTCCTACACCTAAAATCATCCCCGACGAGCGCATTCAAGTTCTGAACGTCCTGGAAGGAGGAACCAGCGGCAAGTACTGGCCTGAGGCTAGAGAGAATGCGGCGACCGCCGGAAGAGATCCTGTTACCGGAAAACCAGCCCAATCCACCAACCCGCTTCAGGCCAAACTGGAAAGCCTGGGCAAAAACCTCTTCCTCGACCGCGCAGGTCGTCGCATTGAAGGCCTCGGGGACATTGTATCCCCTGCCAGTGAAACGCTCCGCCTGGACCGCGTCGAGGACGCCAGCGGGCAGGCTCCAGTTGAGCTACCGCCCTCCAATTACGCTCAGCGAGCGGCAGGCTTCATGCCAGAGGCCAACGAGCCTAATAGGCTTGTCAATGAATCCGATTTCACCCATACTAACCAACATGCCAAAGCCCTTAGCAACCTTGGATTCACCGCAAGAGAAGAAACTAACCGTTCAGGAAATGTTCGGTCAGGCGGCAGAAACAGCGATGGAGGAGGGCAAGAAATTGACCCATACACAGGCACTCGCCCAGTTGCGCCGGAACAGTGGCTACAAAGCTACGTCGACCACCTCTCGTCCGAAGCGGGCAATGGTTCCTACTCAGGCGAAGGCAATCAATCCCTCCTCACTCACGCCGAAAACAGCGGGTCCCTTGTCCCGCCTGTAAAAGTCGAAAGATTACAGTCTTTCCCTGGAGGATCCGGCGTTGAACATGATGTCTACTTCCCGCCGACAGCCAAAGGCCAAACCCAGAAAGTTTACAAGATTACAAAACCGGGAGCCCACGGTTTTAGCGGAGATGAAATTAGCTATGTCAAGTATATCGATAACCTGAACAAACTGACGGGCGGCAAGCTGGGGGGCGAAATCTTGGGCGTCGCTGAGCAAAGCAAAGTGGAAGACCCTTGGGTCGTGGACGATTATCTAGAAGAAGGTGTTTGGCCTGGAATCGTAACCAAATGGAATTACATTCCAGGTAAGGTCCCTGGGCCTCTTTTTGAATCCAAGCTCAAGAACACCTACGGCTTCGAGAAGACAGGCCTGAATGAATGGACGCACAAAGACACAGGAGTCGTCTTGAAAGACGCCCATAAGTCCAATTTCATCGAGAACAGTAAGGGCAAGCTAATTCCCATTGATGTCCATGTCGAAGGCGACGTAACTAAGCCAATGTTTATGCCCGCGGCTGAAGGTTTTGAAAATAAAAGTTCATTGAGGGAAAGATATACACCGGGAGAACCCGTTAGGCATCGCATTTCAGGCTGGCACGCAACGCTTGCGGAACCGGATGAAATTATTTCCATTCTTAAAAATGGATTAATTCCAGGCAAGCGAGAAGCCCCGCAAGGCTGGCCCGGGGAATACAGCGGAAAAGGGATTTATATTCACCAAAGATTTCCTGGCCATGAACTTGAAAACGGCTTAGCAGATGGAATTCCTTCAACGGCATTAATTGAACTCAAAGACAATAGGCGATGGAATGAATTGGTTCCAGACGAAGAGGTTGGCGATCCAGGGGAACTCGCCGCAAGCATAAGGGATGGAACACCAATAGCTGTAGGGGGGGGCTTTGACGCTGGATCTATCAAAAATATATGGCTTCCAGATGTTCCTGCATCTCACGAAATCGCAAAAGAAATCGAGAAAATCGCAGAAGAACAAAAGATCATCGTGCCTCCTATTATTTTTGAAAAAAAGGCCAGCTTTATGCCTGAAACCGAAAATGGGTTCGATGATTCTATCGATATTCGTAAATCGTACGGAGGAATACTACTCGGGAATGGAAAGTACTATTCCGCAGCAATTGGAGAGCAAGGCCATGGGAAAGCCTACGATGAAATATTTAAAGAATACGGATTTCCAGCTAAAGACTTTAATGTGTTTGATGAAATCAACGCCGTTAGAATCGTGGATTCAAAGGGGCGTAATACAATTTACGCGGAATCCTTGAGCAAAAAACCAATATCCAGAGACCAAAAAGAATGGTTGCTAAATCAAGCGATGACGCACGGAAGGAAACTCGTTTTTGATAGCGGAAGTAATTCCAGAGAAATCTATGACCCCAAAAAAGCTGAATTCATGCCCGAAAGCGAACCCATTGAAGGAGAACAAAGGCCTCTCGCCAATGCAGGCTTCGGGCGCGAAAATGAACTCCATGAAGAAAATCAACCAGCAAATCCCCTCAATTCCGCCGAAGCGTCGCCCGGAAACAATCCGGACAGGCAGGCCCTTTCTGCCCGAGAACTTTCAACCCGCTCCAAAGCGCACTACCGGCAATTCATCCGTCAATACGAGCCCGAAGCCCGCCCTTTCATCGGCCAATTTCTAAAGTCTACTCAAGAGGAATTGCATTCTCTTTCGCCTGAAGATAGGCGGGCGGCCTACGAAGATCTCGTTAATAAGAAACTGCAAGGCAAAGGCCCAGAAGCAATGGAAATCGCCCAAGGTGAGCTGGGCTACGTGTTGCCAAGCGAAGGAGAAAACGCCAGCGGCCCCTTCGGCCTCACAGTAGAAGAGGAAGCCCCTTTCTTTGAGGCCGTTGGGATCAATCGCATGGAGGAGAGTGACCTGCCGGAAGCCAATCCCTCCCACCCGTTCATTGATCTCACAGGCGAATCTTTGAAAGATTTTGAGCTTACTCCCGCCCAATCGGAGCTTGTTGTTCACCCGGTCAAGACAATTCTCAATAAGCTAACGGAAGCGAAGGCTTCCAGCGAGCTCCCCGAGACGCTTTCCGCCGCCGAGCTCGGCGTTACAACGACTAATATCGAATCGGAGCACCTCGACGCCTTTGACGCGCATTTTGGGAAGAACCAATGGGTACTCAAGCCGTTTGATGTGGATAAATCCCTTCAAGGCCAAGGCATTTATTTGCCTGAGAATCTAAGGCGTCTTGTTGCAGGTGAAAAAGCCTCCTATAACAGAGGCTATTCCGAACAAGGCTCTGGTAGCGTGGAATTGGCAAAAGAGCACATGCAAGCTGATATCGCCTCCCACGGCATCGAGAATTACATGGTTCAAAAAAGGCTCGACTTGGACGGGGAAACCCCGGAAAGCATTGCCGCCGGAGAAACGATTCTTCCAGGTGAAATGCGCGTGCATGTCTGGTGCGACATGAAAGGCGAACCACACGTGATCCCCTACGCGACCTTTGACAAACGGCTCGCCGACAAAAACAATCACACGGCCTTCGGTTACTCCACCAAGGCGACCAAAGCCGCTGAAAAAGCGGCCTACAAGGCCATCAAAGCCCTGCCTTTAGAAGATCGCATCGGTTCTTTCTTTGGCCCTGATATCGTCCGCCTCAAGGACGGTAGTTACAAGCCTGTCGAGCTCAACCCGACCTACGTTCGAGGCCAACACGAACCCCTTCCTGGAGAAGAAGAAAGCACGGGGTCAGCCTCCGGCTATGCGGGCTACCCAACAGCCATGGCGGCAATCATCGCCTTTCAGCGCGGCGAGCTTCCTTTCCACGCCCAGTTTGCCCTCGAGCAATTGGAGGCAACCCTGCCTAAAAAGCAATGGCCCCAAGCGACCGAAGAGGAAATGGCCCTCTCCGGCGCTCAGTTTTAATGGAACTTCTTGGTCGCCCAAAAGGCATTGAATCCATTTTCAACGCCGTCTTCAAAAAGCGTGAACTCCATCGAAAACATCTCGTACTCATTCACGACCCGACCGCCGCTTTTGGCGGATTCCCAGCCCTGAAGTTGTCCCTTGCGGAACACAGCAAGTTCTTCCCTGGCGAGGCGAGTGAGGTCGAGTGTCTTCATGAGAGGAACATACGCTACTGAGAACAAAGTGCAACAAAAAACTTTGAGCGCACTTTTTTATTGCTCAAATAATCAAGGGCAGGCATAAAGGTTGGCGTTAGAGCGGTGTGGAAGCCGCAAGCAAAATGAATAACATTCAATTCACGCCTAATCGTCGTCAAGGGAAAGGGATTTTTACTCGGCCGTTGCCCTGTATTGCGCCCGCTTCCACCCCTATGGGGGCGATTAGGCATGAGGTGAAATCATGTCATCCTATTCAGAAAAATTAAGGCACCCTTTATGGCAGAGGAAAAGATTAGAAGTTTTAAATAGGGATAACTTCCGATGCATTAATTGCGGAGAGCGCGAGAAAACCCTAAACGTACATCATTCCTATTACGTAAAAGGTAGGGAAGTTTGGGATTATCCGATGTTTTCCCTTTCAACGCTTTGCGAAAATTGCCATTCACAAATAGGCCAAGAAGAAAGAATTGATGGCTCAAAAATGAATGAATGGGAAATTGCCTTCGATCGCATTTGCAAAGGTGATTTGAGTGTAACCGCAGATTATGTATGGGACTTGTCTATGGAACTGTGCATGTACTCTGAGCGAAATGGAATACCAATGGAATGCCTTCTAAGCAAGTTGGTGGTGGAAATATCCAGAGACAGAACTCGCAAATGAAGCGTTTTACTGAAACCACCAAGTGGGACGACCCTTGGTTTCAAGACCTGAATCCCGCACATAAGTTATTTTGGATTTACCTCTGCGATAATTGTGATAACACGGGTGTTTGGAAAGTCAACTGGAGATTGGCCAATTTCCAAATAGGGGTTGATTTAAAAAAGGAAGAATTATTGCCTATTTTTGGCAAAAGAATCCATGTTCTTGACGAAGAAAGGTGGCTCATTGTTTCCTTTATTTGCTTCCAATATGGGGAGCTTTCAGAGGAATGCAGGCCGCACAAGCCGATACTCGCTTTGATAAAGAAGCACAATTTACAAAGGGTATTAATAGGGTATTCAAAGGGTATCAATACCCTTGAGGAAAAGGACAAAGAAAAAGACAAGATTAAGAAGGGGGAGTTCGAGGGGGTTAACCCATTTGCACCTTTGGAAGAAAAATCCAAAAAGAAAGCCGCGTCTGAGCAGGAGGCCGTGGAATTCTGTAGGGATATAGGACTCAAGCCGGATGATGGAAGTTGGTTCTGGGATAAATGCGAGGGTTCTGGATGGAAGAACGCAGGTAAGCCGATAGTTGACTGGAAAGCTGTGGTGAGGTCCTGGCAAAGAATAGCCATCTTCCCCTCACAAAAGAATCAGAATCAAGGTTTCCAAAAACCAAAACAACAAAGCCTGCCCATGGGAATACCGGAACCAATATGAAAAAAACAGAAGTTCACTACAGTGAAGAAGCAGAGAAGGCCGTTCTAGGCTGCATGCTTGTTCATCCAAAGAAATCCCTGCCAAAATTCGACGAGGCCCTGAAGTTCTCAGACTTCTTTGTTCCCGCGCATCGAATCTTGGCGGAAATCATTTGCTACATTGATTCCTGCGGTCATGAGGTGGACGTGCTGACAGTCCATCAAGAACTATGCGATCGCAAGTTGGATTCCAAGGTCGGTAGTCCAGGAATCCTAGCAGACCTCATGAGCGGCTACGTCAGCCATGAAACCATGGAATCCTACATCCGCATTGTGGTGAAGAAGTCCAAATACCGCGCCTTAATGGAAATGGCAGAAGGGATTAGGTCCAAACTAGAGGAAGGAGAGGACATTGAAACCGTGCTTAGCGGCGTTCAAGCCTTAGTGGACAATGCGTCTACCGTCAAGGAGGGTCGAATTTACTCCGGGAAGGCACCCTGGGACGCTCTTTATGCCTACATTGATAGTTGCCCCTTAGAACGGCAAAAAACATGGCTTAAAACGGGTTTTATGCAATTGGACGCCTGCGTCAATTCTCTGAGGCCGGGAAGAAGTTACGTGATCGCAGCAAGGCCCGGCATTGGAAAGACCGCGTTGGCCTTGAACATCATGCGCAATCTCCTGATTGAAAAAAAGCCGTGCGGCATGGTTAGCCTGGAAATGTCGGAGTCCGAGGTCAGGCAGCGGATGCTCGCAAATCACGCTTCCATCGATACGAGAAAAATCGAAAACGGCCTGGATGCCGATGGTAAACTTAAGGCCAATCTCGTCAGAAGCGAAGTCGAAGCTTGGCCCCTGCATGTCTTGGAGCAATCTAGCATGAACATCGCCGACTTGCGTCTCCGCGTCCGACAGCTAGCCCACCTCGGATGCAAGGTGATTTTTGTGGACTATCTTCAGCTCCTAAGCTCAGAGGACCCCAGGGCGAGCAAGAAAAAGCACGAGGAATTAGGCGAGATCACACGCCTAACCAAGGTCATGGCAAGAACTTTCAATATTCCGATTGTGATGTTGGTTCAGCTTGCTCGCATGGATAAAGACTCGGAGCCTGACCTTGAAAATCTTGCGGGATCAGACTCCATTGGAAGAGACGCCGATTGCGTGATCATCATGTATAAGGAAGGCGAGGCTCCCGACAATCGCCGCGTTCCTATAACTTGGAAAATTGCCAAAAATAGGCAAGGGCCTAGAGGCAAAATACCAACAAACTTTGACGGACCACTTGTGCGATTTACCGAAAAGGGAATCGAATAGGCGCGACGGAGCAACCGACCAGATTCTTATCACCTTCGACCCAAAAACAACTAAATTCACTGACCAATAAACAAAATAAACATATGAAAAAAGAACGAACTTATAATGGGAAGACGCTGGAGGAGTTGGAAAATCTATTCAACGAGGCGTGTGTTCTGTCGATGGAAGATGATCCAGTCGATGAACAATTAGCGGGCATCAAAGCCGTCGCCGAGGTCGTCGCGCCGGGGTGGATTAAGGTGAGTGATAGGTTGCCCGATCAAGGTAAAAAAGTGTGGGTATACCACCCAGAAATTGGTTCATTTGAAGCGGAGCTTTATCTCACTAAAAAAGGCAAGTTTGAGTGCTGGCAAGGGTCTGATGGAACCTACGGCAACACAATTACCCACTGGCAGCCTCTCCCCTCTGAGCCCGAGGTGGAGGGGTGAAGAGATTAATTCGCAGGTGGATCGATGCCCATGAAAAGAAATGGGCTATGACCACAGAATGTGCCTGCTACGAAATTAGCAGGATGTTGGACGTGCAAGAAATGATGAGGAAATACAGACAATGAACAAAATAACCGAAAAGCATAGGGAAGTAGCTGAAAAGCTATTTATGGCAAATTACGTGGATGGGGCAAACGGGCCAACTGAAAATCCAGATAGTGAAGAGGCGATGGCTCAAATCCTAGCCGACGCGTTTCCTGAGCCAATAACGGTATCTATGGAGGACTACGAACTGAGCAAATTGCCGAAACTAGATCACAAAGGGAATGTTACCTATCTACCTACAAGCCTTGATCCGAAAGAGCGGATTAGGGAGCTGGAGAAGAATCTGGAAGAATCAAAACTAGGATACTTGAGACTAGAACAATTGTATTTCGACAAGCTGGATCAATCTAGCCGCATTAGCGAGTTGGAGACCAAGATTAAGGAGAAGGATAGATTGATGAAGCGATTCCAAAAAGTCGCGTTTCAGCACAGATTCGATAAAAAGGTGGGAAGATTGCTAACGCAATACGAAGCGCAGAAAGGGAAGGCCTAATCAAAGCTCATGTATTGAATAGGTCCCACAATATCCTCTACAGGCTCCTGTTGGCGTTGGCTCGCGCCTGCTATCAGGACCGCCTCGAAGCCTTGCCTCATCCGCACGAGATGAACCAAAAGAGTCAAGCTATCAATCTCATCGGGCGATCGGTTTCCCCTTGCCTTATACTCCTTCTTTCCCTCCACTCGAACCTTGCTGGGGTGAGGTTTAAACCGCCTCGTGCACATCTGTTCCGTGAGTAAGGCGGTATCCATGCTGGGGCTGATTTTGAGGTAATCAAACTCTAGGAAATTACGGGCTGCAAAGAAAAGTTCTGTGACAATGCCGTCGTATAGATCACAGGCCTTTTGAGAGCTATCCGCGAACAGCTTGAGCTCTGTTGCGGCGGCTCCAAAGTGGATGCCTGCAACTTCGGATCCCAGGCCTTCTGGAGGTTCTGATCGGAGCATGTCGTGCAGCCCGGTTCCATTGCCTGTCCGGTCGCAAATCATCCAGACGCCTTTAATGGACAGGTTTCGGCAATGCATCTTCACCTGATGTGCCATCCACGGCGTTTGAGTCATCTTTCCTTCGGGGTCATTCTTCAGCAGAGCAAATTGGCTCTCTGCCTGTAAGGCGTACTTTGGCTTATCGAAAAAGATGTTCTGGCCCCGTAAATTGTAGCCCGTCGCCATCCCAAAACGGCCGATGGTCATCGGGGCTTTATCGTCCCCTTCAAAGGCCGAATCCAGAGAAGCCAAGTAAGTGACGGGGCCTGTAAAATTCAGCCGAGCAATGGCTTTTTCCATGAAATCACGAGGCACGACATTGATGGACAGGCCCTTGGCGGGAAACCAACCTCTTGCCATAGTGAAATATTCGGGCGATGTATCGCCCTGCAAAAGGTAGCGTTTATAGCCATCCCATGAGATCAGGCCTGGGAAAATAAGCTTTTGTTGGATGACGTTTTGGCACCGCGCTCCATCGAGCCTAACGACCGACCATCCCCACTTGGATTTCCATTGAACCGAGTGCTCAATATCCACCGAAGCCCAGCCGTTTTCTGGCTCACACCGCTTTGCAAATTTGGAATCAATATCTCGTGGATTTGCCGCTGCCGCCACCTTCACGTGCTCCACGTCATCAATCGTGATGAGCATGTTATCGACGTCCTCCCAAATACCTCCCGGCACCTCCTCGGCTTCATCGATACAGGCTCGCACGCGGGACATGACTCCAAACTTCGGGTGGGGAGTTTTACGGGGTACGGGGTGAAAACCCTGGAGCCTACCGGAGCCATCTTCGCCTTGAGGAATCGCCACAAGGTGGATGCCCTGTTTTTCGTCATTGGAGGCCTGAATGGATGTGCCTTTGGCAATCCCCGGAAGAGGAATCGAAGACTGCCGGTGCAAATTCTTGATATGCGCAAACGCATTCCGCATGGCATGCTCCAAAGTCAAGGAAACAACCTTGACACAGGTCCATAAAGGGTCCTCAATCCAGTCGAGGAGAAAGAAGGCCGCAAACCCGTACGATTTCCCGAGAGAACCACCCCCTTGAACCAAAAGCGTGGCCGTGAGCCTAATCTCGCTCCAAATTAATTGGACGCTCTCCGGTTCGGCGTTGAACAGGTTACTGCCCCAAAGAATATGGGCCACATCCTTGTGCATGCCCTTGCCGATCATGTAGGGGATCAGGGTTTTGTGATAATCAATCCCGCCGCCGTAGCCGATCAAATAGGCCAACCCCTGACCTTTTTCCACCTTGATCTCATGGACGCTAAACTGATCAATCAGAACCTGTGCGCAGGCGTCATAATCTTTCTCATGCGCCAGCTGGCTCGCCAATTCAACGTATTCTTTCACACTTCAAGAGCCTTGAATTGAATCTCACTAATTGGCTTCATGCCGCCTGCAATCACCTTCTGACCCACAATCGTCTTGTAGGCATCCAGGAGAAACTTACCGGCTCCGCCCTTATCTAACATCGCCTGAACAACGGCCATGTCCTTTTTAAGCGCGGGGTCATTCAAGTCTTCCACGCTCTGGATGTTCTCAATCCGCTTAATCTTGCCCACAAGGCGCATGACGCAATGCTCAATATCGCTCTTGGTTTGCAGGACAATCCGCTCCTGCCGATCGCTCTGATGCTCTTGAAGAAAAAGATCATAGGCCGCAACCCGCTTGGGCCATTGCCAATTCATGGAGGCATGTCGGATAGCTGAATGGGATTCTTTGACCTGACTCTCGGGAATGTTTTGCGCAATCGCCGAAGCCTTAATTGCCGACCGCTCATCCCAGGCAATGTCTCGATAAATCAAGAAGAGTTGGTAATCCCTATCACTCTCTTCCGGCTGCTGCCTATAAATAGGTTCCACAAGCGGAATGCGTTCTTTGTTGTCGCGATACTCTTTGGTATGGACAATGGGGTCGGTTTTACGAGGCATTAAAAAGACTTATAAAAGCAAACCAACATAATTGCAAGCAACCACTCTTTAAAAGTTTTTTATTGCTTTTTAACTAGAATTCGATAGAGTAGTGAAATGAAAAGGAAAACATCCGAAGAAATCCTTGCCATATTTAAGGAGTTCAAAAAGAAGTGCTTTGATCACGGGAAATTTTTAGACCCGGGAGATGAGTGGACTTGGGATGCAATGGCCGCTGGTTTTATGCTTGCGAAAGGCGTTCCTCTTCGACAAGCTAAAGATTTTGCTTGGTTTTACTATCAATTTTGTGAAGCACTAGAAAAGAGTGACGAGCACGCGCTAATCGAAATAAGGACTTTATTTTGAACTTGAAATGAAAATAACATGTTCAAGCCAACGAATGGAATACGCGAAGCTTGCGGATGTGCTCTACGAGGCTGTAGATGATTGTCGATTTAATATCGACCAAAAGGGATCGCGACCAAGGGAAATAGAGGAAGGCATGCAGAAAGCCTTGAAGGCCTATGAGGAAATGAAAAACAACAAGACCTAAAGTTTTTTATTGCTATTTTTGTAAATAAACGCCATGCTCCAATTCTCATGCAACACCTTCAATCTGACGTCCAACATTTCATGGAACTTGCCCAGCAAGAAACACCCAAATATCCCTTCATTCCAACGCCGGAGGTTCGTAAACTCCGGGCAAAGTTGATTCTCGAAGAAGCCCTCGAACAATGCCAAGCGCTCGGCGTCGAGATTACAACGACAGCCATCGGCGCTGCCCTTAAGCTGGATGAAGCAGGACTCCAATTTCACCCCGTCAACCAGCCTGATATCACCCTTATTGCAGATGGAATCTGCGACCAACTTTACGTTTCCATTGGAACCGGCGTGGCCTTCGGCCTCGATCTAGCACCAATCTGGAAACTCGTGCATGAAGCCAACCTGGCCAAGTTCGGGCCCGGCTCCTATCGCCGCGACGACGGCAAGCAGATGAAGCCTCCAGGATGGGTTGCGCCGGATGAAGCCATTCGCCTCGAAATTCAATCGCAGGTTCACGCCTAAAACTATGTCCAAATCACCTGAAAATGGAGCCGCCTTAAAAGGCGCAGCTCACGAACTCAACCCCCGCAAAATCACGCCTCAGCAACTCAAGGCTATCGAGGACTCCCACAAGGCCTATGGCGACCTATCCGGCGTAATCTTCAACCGCCGCACGCGTAAGCAACTGGGAGGCCACCAGCGCGTTAAAATCATCGAAGAAGGCGCGGAGGTGCAATGCAAATACTTCCCGCAAAAAGACGCCCAAGGCACCGTCGGAATCGGCTACGTCATTTCCAAGAACATCGGCCGCATTCCCTATAGAGAAGTCGATTGGCCGGTCGAAAAAGAGCATGCCGCAATGATCGCCGCCAACAGCCACGGCGGGGAATGGGATGATAACCTGCTCCGCAAAAACCTAATCCTCATATCGGAAGGAGAAGGCGAAAACGAGGTGGACGCCGGAACCCTGGGCCTGCAAGACGAATTCATGGAAAAGCTGATGCGCGGGGCCGACTTGGAGCTCAACGTGCAAGAGCAGGAAGCGAAGGGGCTTATCGAGCCTTTGACAATATCGGAGGTGAAGAACTTGCCTAGCCAAACGAGCATGTTGCAGCTCTTCTACACAATCCAGACGCGGCCTCCAATCGTACAAGGCCTGAAGGAGTTGCAGGTGCTTTTAGGCACGGCAAACATCAGCGATACGGTTGAAAATCTGTATCGCTTCTGCCTCAAAAACAAAGAGGCCCTCCAAGACTGGAAAGAGCTTGACAAAAAGCCTAAAGAGGATAAGATCGGCCTATGAAGATCATCCACCTAACCGAACAAATGCCGGACGAGGATGTCGAACGCCTTGGCGGAACCATGCTGGAATCATCAGCCTACGATATTGTCATCACGGAAGACTGCGATGTCTTCAAGCCTGAAGGCACGCCGCTCCTCAAGTTCCGCAAAGGTGTGATCCCTGCTGAAATGTGCCTCAAGACCTTTCCGATTTGGGAGGAGGCCGCAACGCCAACCGACAACCGAGGCATGGCCGCCGGTGGAGTTCGGGAAGCCAGGCTCAAAAAAGACGGCACGAAGGAAAAACGCACGCGCACCAAGCAAGTGAACAGTGGCATTATTGGTTTCATGGACGGAAACCCAGCCATTCCCTATTGTAGGCTCACGGCCTTTAATGCAGCGAATATGGATAAATTCCAAGAGTGTATGCCAATGATAACGCTCGTGGACAAATTGTTCTCGGAAATCATGCCCGATAGGCATAAGGCGCAAATGGAATATCACTCCAGGACATCTAATGATTTCAAAATCCCTGGGACGTCCTTTACCACCTTAACCGTCAACAAGAACTTTAGGACGGCGATCCATACCGATAAAGGGGATTTAAAGCAAGGATTCGGAGTCATGGCAGCCCTATGGAAAGGTAAGCACAAGGGCAGCGTTCTTTGCTTCCCTAAATTCAGGGTCGCCGTGGACATGCAAACAACCGACCTCCTTTGCGCAGATGTCCATGAATTCCATGGAAATTCTGCGACCATCGGAATTCCAGGAACCTGGACTCGCATCAGTCTTGTGTTCTACTTCCGCGAAGCTATAGCTTCTTGCGGCACGGCAGAACAAGAGAGACTCAAAGCCATCACTCGAACTGAAGCGGCCTACGCTCGGCAAGACGCACAAAAAGAACTGCCTCTATGAGCTACGAAATCATTATTCCAAGCCACCGCAGGCCGCAGGCTTTGCTGAAGACGCTTTGCCAATTGCCGAACGAAACCGAAATAACCATTGTCTTCAGCGACCAAGAAGACCTAGATGAATTTTACAAATTTTCTCCAGAATTATGGATCAAGCATTCTTGTGTTGTTAGTGGATGCAAGAGCCTGAAAGAGAAATTCGAGTTCATTCACAACATGCCAAAAATAGGCAATAAAGTGGTCATTGTAGAAGATGACATCGAAGCCTTCCTTGTCAACGTTCAAGGCAAGCTTGTGAGCATGAGCCCAGAGCGCGTAGGTCAAATGTTCGAGGAAGGATTTGAGGCCGCACGCCTATCCGGCTCCAAAATCTGGGGGATTGCCCCCGTTGCCAATCACTACTTTATGGAATGCTCAGTGGAGCCAAAACGCCAGAAGACTAGCAAGCTTAAGCTCTGTATTGGCTACTGCTGGGGCTACATCGAAGAGAAGGACGAGCGCATGGTCCCCCGAACCAGCAACCGGGCCGACGTCGAGCGCTCCCTCCGCTTCTACGTGCGCGATGGCGGCGTGGCCCGGATGGATTGTTACGCCGTCAAAACAAATCCCCGCACAAACCAAGGAGGGCTCCAATCGGAATTCACCTTGGATCAGCGCATTCAGGCCAACAAAGAGAGCGTGGTCTACCTGCTCAAAAACTTCCCTCGCCTGGTCGAAATCAACACCAAAAGAGACCGTGCAGGCGGCTACGAAGAACTCACCTTGGCAAAGATTTTCGACGACAGGCCTAATCGTCTCAACCTCCTTAAGCTCCTTGGATCAAAATTATGGGATTAATTGCTAACGGTCACTCCGGTGACCTCGTCCTCAACATCGGCTCGCACTTCCTCAAGTTCGGCAAGCGCAATGCCGAACAGTACGCCAAGATGGTGGATAAAGTTCCATTGCCCTACAGGTATCCAAAGGTAGGCCTGTGGAAAGGCGTCCTATCCATCGAGAACCTAACGCGAGCCCCCTACAGTGCACGGCCCCTCCATGAAAAAGCCGTCTTCGATGTCACGAAGCTGATTGCCTACATGGATCCTTTGATGAAGAAACAATTCGACGCCAATCCGGCCTGGATGAAAAAGCTGGAAACCATGCCAAAAGCAATCAGGGCCTATTTTGTTGGAAATATGCTCTGCCGAGAAGACCTTGAATTGCCGATGGGCTACTGCCATGGCGACTTCACCCTCGAAAACCTCTTCTACGGCAACGGTATTATTTGGGCGATTGACCCCATTAAGGGCTATATCGAATCCCCGGTAATGGACTACATCAAGATCCGGCAGGACCTTGTTTACGGCTGGGATGCGCATCGCGGCTACGGCCTACCTCAGGCTTGGCTGGATGTCCACATGGCCCTCTCACAATTCTACAAGCCTAAGACCCTCCTCAAGCTGGACGCTATGAACATCGCACGCATTTATCCTTACGGAAACAAGCGAACCAAAGATTGGTGCTGGAAAGCTCTCCATCAAGTCTCTCGAGCCTGGAACAAACTATGAGCGCCCTTATTCTCCCCTGCGCCGGACAAAGCTCTCGTCACGAAGGTCTACCCAAATGGCTTAAAATGCATCCAGACGGAACCATTATGGTGAGGGTTGCGGCAAAAGGATTTACCGGAAGGCCCATAATGGTTGTTCTACAGGAACACCTTGAGCGCATTGGGTTTCATCCAGTGAATGGTTTTGAAGCCATTGTTATACATAAAAGCGAATCTCAAGTAGACACGGTTCGGCAAGCGATTCAAAAAGCGGACATCAAAGGCCCAATTATCATAAAAGATTGTGACAATTACTTTGAGCCTCAAGCTCCGATGGTAGGGAACTGCGTCGCCTACGATGTCGATTTGAACCCCGGATGCGCTCGGAGCTATCTCACCATTTTTGGGGGCGAAGTTGGTTTCATCGCCGAAAAGAACCCCATCAGCAACCTTTTTTGCGCGGGAGCCTACGGCTTTGAATCGGCGGAAGAATTCATGGAATTCAGCCAAGGCAAGCAGTATATTTCGCAAGTGATTTCATGCCTGTTGCTCAAAGGTAGGCGGTTCCAGCCGATCCCAATCAAGAACTACGAAGACTACGGCACGCAGGAGGCCTGGGATGCCTTTTTAAGAGGTAAAGAGCATCCCGTATAAAGTTTTTATTGCTTTTTAATCAGAAAGCGATATAGTGAGGAAATGGAACAAGAAATCAAGCAAATCCTCCTCCAGCTCCTTTCTGACGGCAAACTCGAACTAACTCTTAACGATAATTCCATACGGGACGGCATCCGCCGCTGCCGCTCGGATGTACGGGATCAGATCGATTACGCCATGCAGAATGGCGGCTTCCCCAAAGACCGCGTCCAGAAAATGATGGACGATCAAGTGGGCGGCTACAAGGAAGAACTCAAAAACAGGCTTGACCGCATCGTCCAAGAAAAGCAGGTGCTCAAGATGGCCTTGCAAGTGAACGAGGGGCCTGTTATCCAGACAGGCCTCCAGCACAAGCAATTCGCCGAGCTCCTTGCTATCTGCCAAGCAGGCCTGAATGCCTACCTCGTCGGGCCTGCGGGCTCCGGCAAGACAACCGCCGCTGAGCAAGTCGCCAAGGCCCTCGGCCTGTCCTTTTACTTCACGGGCGCAATCACATCCGAGTTCAAACTCACCGGCTTTATCGATGCCCAAGGCCGCGTGGTTTGCCCTGCTTTTCGTCGAGCCTACGAGCACGGGGGGGTCTTCCTCTTCGATGAAATCGACGCCTCCATGCCGCAGGCGGTTCTGGCTTTTAACGCCGCAATCGCCAACGGAATGATGGATTTTCCAGACAAGACCGTGCCGAAGCACAAGAATTTCTACTGCATCGCCGCAGCCAACACCTTTGGCAATGGTGCGGATCGGGTTTACGTGGGCCGCAATCAAATGGACGGCGCAACAATCGACCGCTTTGCCTTCCTGGATTGGGGTTATGACGAGGCCCTGGAAAAGGTTCTGACCGATCACAACGAATGGGTCACCTACGTCCAGAACGTCCGTCGAGCCGTCGCGGAGCACAAGATCCGGCACGTTGTATCCCCTCGTGCCTCCATGAGCGGCTCGAGGCTCCTCAAGAACAAAATGGACCGCAAGCAGGTCGAGGACATCACGCTCTGGAAGGGCTTGGATCAAGAAACCATCAAGAAGATCAAGGCCTCGGTCGCGCAATATCAACCGAAGCCCAAACCTGTTTTGGAACCGGAATTCCGTGGATACGATGAAGGATACGAAAAAGAATATACGATGATCCAAGGGATTAAACATTTTCGACTCCCTGCCGGAACAAAAGTAAAGAAAGGAGATTGCTTTATTCAGGGTGATCCAATACCGGATTTTTGCGTTCGGGAAGGAACTAAAACAACCAGTATTGATAATGTCTACCGCTCCGCTGAGACTGAATACGAGAAGCAGAATCGAATCGATTTAGCGATAAAAAAAACCACCTTCGACTTCTAAAGTTTTTTGTTTCTTTTTAACTGCAATCCTATAGAGTTTCTTTTATGGCTAAACTTAGTTTTATTGAAGAGCGCATTGCCCACATTAAATCCAATCATCCAGACGCCCTGTTTCCTCCAGTGGAAGCAGAACAATACAAAAACGCAGGCGCAATCACCTATCGCATGAACAAAGATGAGTTCTTGCAATACGCGGAAAAGGATCGCCTAAAGAAAGGCGTTTCTGTTCGGTATAACCCAAAGGGTACCAATGGGGATTTTGTACTTCCGACATTTGAGGAGGCCATGCAGAAGGCTCGCAATGGCTGGGCGGAAAAGACGGAAGCCTGCCATAAAATGGCTTCCAGAATAGATGATCGCATCCGTAAGATGACACCCAAAAAAGTCGTTTATTATGATGTGTTTGGAGGTCAGCCTGATGTTGGGCGTTACCTATCGGGGGATCCAGAAAACATGCTGCACCGCCAAGACTCCGACTCACAAGCGCAAGCTTCTAATCGCATTGTCAAAGTCGTCCTTGATGTCAACCGCAATGCCTTCGGATATAACGCCGCTTTAGCAGAGGCCCGAGGAGCAATCGCAATGGCCGCCGTGGACGCAATCGAGCAATCCGGTAAAAGGGCCGAAATTCACATCTCCTCTGGCTTCCGGGGAGGCGGCAAGGCCGTGGAGTTTGCCGTCCAACTCAAGCGCTCCCAAGACCCACTCGACCTGGACATGCTGGCCTTTTTTTGCTGTTGCGCTGATGTCGAAACGCGGTTCATGTTTCAGTGCGCTCATAACATTGGGTTCGATATGAATTATGGCGGCATCGAGGCCAGCGATCAAGGCGACCTTTACATTGGCTACATGCCAGAGGAGGCGACAAGCAACCCCGAGGGGTGCATTGAAAAAACCATCCAACTCCTCAATCAAGTCGGCCTGCAACTCGAAGATAACTGAAAGTTTTTTATTGCATTTTAATTCCAAACCGAATAGAGTATCACTTCAATCAGTAACACCCAAACAAACACTATGAGCAAAAAGAACAAAGATCCATTCGCCGCAACGCCTGAAACCCCGGAGGCGGATACCCCCGAGGAAACCACCATTACTGCAACCATCGCCTCGCCTAAAAAGTGGGACGGTGCCTCTGTCTACAAGGAATGCAAGGAGCAGGACGTCTTCCCTTCCTTTGAATCCGGCAACTTCATCGGCTATATCCACGCCCCGACAGGCAAGGTCGTCTCAACCTCCATGCCGACCATGAGCGCGGTGCTCTACGAGTCCTACAAGAAGGCCGAGTCGGAAGCCGTCGAAAAGGCCAAAAAGAAGGCGGAGGCGGCAAAGCCCAAGCCTGAAAAGGCCCCCAAAGCTCCCAAGGAGCCCAAGGCAGCGAAAGAACCCAAGGAAGGCCGGGGCCGTAAGCCTGCCTTCGACAAGGACGCCAAGATCACCGTGGTTTCCGAAAAGAACCCTCGTCGCCCCGGCTGCCCCGGTCACGCCTCATTCGAGGTCTACAAGAACGGCATGACAGTCGCGGAATACCTCGACACGCCGCAAGGCGAAACCTGCCACCTCCGCTGGGACGTGGACCACGGCTTCATCACGCTGGCCTAACAACCCGATCGCCAAGGTTCCACCCCTCAGGCGATCCAACTTTCCAATCTAATGCCCCGCCAGCCTACAATAAAAGAACTGATCGAAATCTTAACCATCGAACAACTCGAAGAAGTTGAGTGCGGGGTTGAGGATCACATTGCCAATAAAACTCGGCCAAATTCTCTTGAAGAAGGGCGTTGGGTCGACATTCTTAATCAAATTCGGTTCAAAATAGAAATGGGGCGAGACGATAATGAGTAACGAACTAAACTTCGATGTCGATCAGCAGACCGACCTGCGTTCCCTGCTAAACACGCTCCGCGCCTACTACAAAGAGGTTTATCCATCGTTGTTCATGGATTCGGAGGTGTTGGTTGGCTCCAACTTGGCCTCTATTGTGATCCACTTAGGCGACGAGCCTAAAACGCCCAAAGAGGTGGACGCACAATCTCAGCGCAAGGAGCAAATCAAGACTGCGCTATCCGACTTCTACCGCCAGCTGGTTCATGTTGGGTCACCTCTCATCCAGGCAATCGAAGTCGATGAATCTATCATCGCCGCTCAATACCAACTCATTCCAAATGACCCCATTGGAGCCGAGCGCACCCTAGCTAAGGTCATTCAACGCTGCAAAGCCAAATATGCACAACAACCCTGAGTTCCTCACTTTCAACGAGGCCTACGCCTACCTCAAGGAAGAAAAAGGCCACTTCGCCCTCACGCCCTGGAGCATGAGGAAAGAGCTCAAAAACTTCCCCGAGAGATACGGGGCAGTCCGGCGCAACCCGCTCGCCAAGCGAGGCCGGGGAGGTCGCTTCTTTTTCACTAAAGCCGCCCTCGATAAGTACACGAGCCTGGAAGAAACTTTCGTCCGCAAATAAACTCACTCATCAATACTCATGTCAAATCCTAAAATCAATTCGGACATCATCGCAATCATGCGGGACATTAAGGCCATCGGCAAAGACCGCAAGAACACCGGACAGGGCTACAACTTTCGCGGCATCGATGATGTCATGAACGAAGTTCACCCTTCATTTGCAGAGCACGGCGTATTCATTACCACGACTGTTCTGGATCAGGTCCGTGAAGAGCGCCTAACGAAAGGCGGCTCCAACATGATCTACTCCGTGCTCAAGGTCAAGTTCACCTTCCATGCTGAAGACGGCTCCAATGTCTCGTGCGAGATGATTGGCGAGGGCTCCGATACAGGCGATAAGGCAAGCAACAAGGCCCTTTCTGTTGCCCTCAAATACGCAATCCTGCAGATGCTCATGATCCCCACCGTGGATGCGAAGGACCCAGAAATTGACAGTCATGAAATTCTCCCAAAGCGCGAAGCGTTGCCGGGCTCAAAAGCCGCCGCGCCTAAGCTCGAAAAGAAGCCCTGGGGTGCAACCGTCTGGCATATTCCAAACGTCTGCAACGAAGGCAAGACCTACGACTACAAGGGTCATACGCTCGCGGAAATCCATCTCAATGACCCCTCGGGCTTTGCGTTCTGGACCAAGACTTACAAGCCCCTCAAAAACACGGCCGATCAAGCCCTGCGCGAGGCCTTGAATGAGGCTCGAGAAGAGCTTGCCCGCAAAGAGGCGGAAGCCCCCGAGGAAGCAAGTCAATCCGCGCCATCTGATCTGCCGGAGAATGCCGTGCGGTCGGAAATGCTGGCCGAACTACAACATCTCTGCGCTAAGAATCATGTGATGCCCGGTTTCATTGTGAAGAAAGCCATTGAATTCAAGCGCACGCCTCCGGAAACGAAGACCGTTTCCGAATTCACGGACGAACTTCTCCGCTCCACGATCTCCAACTTCGCCTGGTTCGTCACCGCGAGCAAGGCGGGAGAATAGCATGCAACTCCTCGCCCTGCGCAAAGACCCCTTCTCGCCTAAGCAAGAGGGGGCTATCGTCAGCCTAACCGAGCATGCGGTTTCCAGAAAAAAAGATGTACTGGCAATGTCGCAGGGCATTACGGAAATCGCAACGGAAGAGCAAATGGAGGCCTGCAACCCTGTCCTCCGATCCATTAAAGGTGCGCTCAAAGAATGTGAGGATTCCAGAAAAGAGCTAAAAGAGCCTGTCTTGGAGATCTGTAAAAAAATCGACAAGGCGGCGAAAGATTACATCGAGCCCCTGCTTAAAGAAGAGGCTCGCCTTAAGGGACTAACCGCTGGATTCATTCAATCCCAGCAGGTCGCTCAAATTCAGGATGTTCGCGAGAGCGGGGAAACAGAAATCGTCGCAACGGGCGGCTCGGGAATTTCAGCGGTGGAGGTATGGGATTTCACGGTGGAGGACGAGAAGCAAGCCTACCTTGCAAGCCCCGGTCTATTTGAGCTCGTGCCTAAGAAATCTGCCATCATTGCCGCCGGAAAAGCAGGCTTCCCAACCCCCTTCATCAAGGTCTTTAAGACAACGGGCGTGAGGGTCAAGGCGTGATTCAGCCGCCTCTAGTAGATGAGAGACTTGGGTTGCCAAGCGCGTCTGGCATGCCGCGCCTACTGGGAACCAAAGAGGAGCCCGGTTGCCTCGGCTCCTTCTTATTTGAGAAACGCTTGAAGGACCCCAGCAAGAAAACCGCCGCCAACCGGGGAACAAAGATTCATGCGGTGATGCACGGCATGGTTCCGTTCGATAGCCTATCGCACTCGGATAAAATCTGTGCTGAACGCCTTGCTTTTGAGGAAGCTCGACTGGTAGAGGAATTTGGGATGGAAGGGGCAACGCAAATCAAAGAGGAACGCCTCTGGTTGGAAGAAGATGGAACAAAGATATTCTCCGGGCAGCCCGATGTTATTCACCTTAATCCATCCAAGGCCCTTATCGTTAATTTCAAGACGGGATTTTATGAGCCTGAGCCCATCCAAGAAAACGCTCAAATGCTCGCGGAGGCCGTGCTAACAAGCAATGAATACATGATGCCGCAGGAATTAACGGTGGCCTTAATTCATCCGAATGTTACTGTTGCGGGGAAAATATCTCAAACCCACACCTATCAAAGCGAATACTTGATTTATGAAGCGTGGCCCAAACTTTCTAGCGTCGCGCAGGCGGCCATGAAGCCTGATGCGCCCCGTAACCCTTCGCGTTCCGCCTGCAATTTTTGCCTCGGTAAAAAAACAAAGACCTGTCCAGAATGGCTGGAATGGTCTAACTCCTAACTCACTACCTATACTCACTAATGAACTCACAAGAAGTCGATCAAAAACTGGACGAGATTGCTTTGTTGCAGGCCGTCTGGAAGAACCAAAAGCTCCTCACCTGCTGCCTCTTGATTGCTGAAAAGGCCTGCGAGAAAACCCTGTTCTGGCCAGATGAAATAACCTTCGATTTTCTACTAACCGATGAAGACCGCAATGTCATCGGTTCTGCGTGGAGGCTATGCGCAAAGACCCTAGGTTTCGTTGAGAAAACAGGCTCTTTCCGCCGAAGCAAAGCCAAGGATTCCAACGGACGTACCATCTTCTCCTACAGGCTGACCGAGCGCAATATCGCCATGGCCCTCCTGCGTCGCTACGACCTGGAAAAGTACAAGGCCCTCGCGCACCCGCAGCTTAACCTCCAATTCTGATGCCTAAGCCGAAGAAACCACTCAAGCCGTTTAAGTCAGCGCTATGGAATGAAGAAAAGCGGCGCTGGGAAGGCAGGCCGTACAAACCAGTCAAGGGAGGCGCCCTAGATGGAATGAAGCCGCGTGAATATATCGGAGAATCAAATTGGGTTCCTGTGCCTCAAAACGGGAATTGCTCGAGTAAGTTTGGGCAATTAGTAACAAGAATCCATAGGCCTAAGAAAAAGAAGGCCCTCACGGCAGTTCAAAAGCGTAAGATCATCTACGAAAAACTCAAGCCTGTCTGGAGGTCTCAACCTACCAATCATTATTGCTCCGCTCACTGCAAAGGACATAACCTCTTCACGCCAGCCGAAAACTACCCCCACCACAAAAAAGGCCGTGTCGGCGACCTGCTAAACGATGTAAGATACTGGATGCCGATTTGCTATAACTGCCATCGATGGATCCATGATCATGTCGATGCCTCTTATCAACTCGGATGGCTCATCAAATCCGGCAGCACAACTCACTAACAAAACAAACTCAATACTCACTATGGCAAAACCAGTCTACAACAATGACAACAGCGGCGTCGTCTTCATCAACGTCGAAAAACAAGAGGAGCTCGCCAAACGCGACGCCGGGCAAGCCTACAATGAAAAGGCCGAAAAATGGCCTGATCGCAAAGGCAGCGGCAACTTGAATGGCGAGGAATTCTGGATCTCCGGATGGGTCAAAGAATCCAGTCGCGACGGCTCCAAATTCATGAGCCTAGCCTTCAAGCCCAAAGAAGCACGGGAAACGCCTCGATCCAAGCCCGAGTATCGCAGCGAGCCGAATAAAACCAAAATCCCAGAAGATGACGAAATTCCTTTTTGAGGAACCATGAGCGATCTTGCCGCCTTTTTGAGGAAGGGTTTTACAATCGGCCCCAACGGCGATTTAAACCCTCCTGCGCCTAAAAGGGCGGCAACCTTACCCAAAGCAAAAGAAAATGCGCCTCAGGAGCCCCTGGGAGCGCAAAAAGGCATTCCAAGCAAGCTGGTGTTGCCGTATCCACCCAGCGCGAACCGTTATTGGCGCAACTTCCGAGGTCGCACGGTTTTGTCAGAGGAAGCAAGGGCCTACAAATCCCTTATCCAAGATAAGGTTGGGGAACAGCCTATGTTGAAAGGCCCGCTCGTCATCGCGCTCCTCATGTACAGGCCCCAGAAATCAGGCGACCTGGATAATCGCATCAAGGTCGCGATCGATTCCCTGCAAGGCGTTTTATTCGAGGATGACAAGCAAATAGTGGAGATCCACGCCTACCGAAGGGACGACAAAAACAACCCCCGCGTCGAGGTGGAAATCAGGCCAACAGAAGATTGTTAAAGTTTTTTATTGCTTTTTAACTGGAATCCATTAGAGTGATGACATGCAAACGGTACTCACTCCAAAAGCAAAACACACCAACGGGTACTCCTACCCACTTTACGCTATTCTTTGGGATAGCTGCATTCAAGGCAAGAAGTACGAATCGATTGACGGGCATCCACCCAAGCCCTTCAAATCCAAAACAGAAGCCCAAAAGTACGTCGATCGCCAGATCAAAGGGCCAATGCCTGCGCATTTTACTCGCCCCACGACGCATGAGATTGTCGAGCACCCCTACAACAACGCCAGTGAAAAAATCAAGGCCGAATATCTCGCCTGGCTCAACGCCGACCACTCCAGCAAATGAACACGCCTAAAAAGCCCTTTACCTTGTTGGATCCATTGTTCATCACGCATACCGCCAGCATCATGGTCGATACCATGGAAGGGGGAGATCCATCGCACGAACATGAATGGCAGGAAGGCGACTACAGCCACGAGCTGGCGGAAGTTTTCATGGACATCCACCTCAAGTCCGATATCAAGACTCACGAGGACAGCCCGGAATATGACCTCAGCTCCCCTTACGTCGTCGTCGGCAAGGGCCGCAAGGTGCCTGCCTATCTTACGCCTCTGGAGCTCGATAAGCTGGAGCAGGCCGCATTCTACCTCGTCACGCCAAATCTCAAATGAACAACAACGAACGCTGGGCTTTCTGCCTCTTGCTTGCAATCTTCAACGCCTTCCTTTACCTCAACTCCTAAATCCATGAAAACCCTCCACCCCATCCGCTACACGCTCGGCAACCCCGTCCACGATTTTATCCAGCGCAGGCCTGAAATCAAAGAGGAATACGAGCGCACGGCCCTCGAAATCCTCAAGCCTGAAAAAGTTGTCGGGCTCGTGATCCCGGAAAACGAAACCTTCAACCAGCCTATTCCCGAGCTTGGCAAAGATTACATCCTCACTTCCGTCATCGACTACAATCAGGGCATCATCTATCACGAGCCTAATAGCTTTGATGAGGGTCTGGAAGAAGCCGTCGCTGAGCGCGTCATGAGTAACATTCAAAAACACGTGGAAACCAAGCCCGAAGCTCTTCAAGTCGTATTCGCCTGGAAAGGCCGCGTGTACGAGGGGGCTGCTCAAAACGCCCGACTCGTGCAGATGACGGCGATGTTGACCGGGCAAACCGTCGAGCAAATCCACCAAGCCGCCGACAAGGAAATGCCTAAAATGATGCGAGCCGCGATGGCGCATCACAACTAGTATGCCTATCCTAGAAGAAATCGAGGCCCTGCTCAGGGAATACAAGCAAAGCTCGCCCTTTGACATTCCTGCGCCGAATCGCCTGGAAATCCCCAAGCATCGCCTAGAGGAATTTGCTGATGCCCTGCAAACCGAGATCGAGCCCAAAGAAATCCAGAGGAAGCCTAAGAAAGAAGCCTCCAGTTACGATACCCTGATCTACAAAGGCATGCATGTCCAGATAAGCGAAGGGAAGCATTGCAAAATCCAACTCTGGAATATCTTTATTGAACCTACTCAATAAGTTTTTTGTTGCTTTTTAATCAGAATCAAGTAGAGTAATCAAATGAGCACTGAAAATAAATTCACGCCGGGCCCTTGGAGATGGGAGATAAATCTTAAAGCAAATGAGATGCATTTGTCGGGAGGAGTTCCAAAGCATGACCTGTACATTTTAGGATTCAAGCGATGGGGAATGTCTGGCGCGAGAGCGACTGTGCGCGAAGAAGATGGGAACATGGTTGATGTTGATTCTTTGGCGTCTCTTATTCCAGATCGCGAACATCATGCCGCATGGCTTCAAACTGCACATCATCCTGATTTGGATCTAATAGCAGCCGCTCCCGATCTTCTCGCGGCTTTGGAGATTGCCAAGAAAGAACTCGAAGATTTGTGGAGTTTTTACGGCAAGGGCCTTGAAGTTCAGAACTGGCATCTAAACGGTGACATGATACCTTTAGATACGTTCTTTGAGGACAATAATTCAAATGCCACAGAGGTTATCGACAAAGCCATCGCCAAAGCGAAAGGGGAGTTGTGAAGTGCCCAGATTGTCTAGAGGGCGAATTGACATGCTATTCTTCATTTGCCTACTTGGTTCCATCGATGATTCAAGTTCGCGTTTCGTGCCCTGACTGTAAAAGCGTATGGAGGGGCTATTTTAATTTCCCGGAGAGGTTTGATAAAGATGAACCTATTTCAGTGGAATCAGGGGAATCAAGGGAGAGATCATGATAATTTGCGAATCCTGCGACTCACAACTAATAAATAATTGTCCGAAATGCGGTGCCCCTCAATGCTGTCCTAAGTGCTGTGAAGAACAATGCGGCGACTGCCTAGGCCAAGGAATAACGGGATTTTACTACATGACAATGGATGGCCCACAAGACTCGTTCGACACATGCAAGACATGCGACGGAACAGGAAAAAAATCCAAATGACCTTCTATCAAATCAACCTCTTGTTAGCCTACTCGAAAGCCGTTAATGGCGGTTTTACGGGATTGGCTGAATCGTTTCTTACTCTGTTTAAACAATCATGAAAATGTTACCTTTTGATATCAACCTCGCAAAAGCTGGACATCCAATTTGCACTCGCAATGGAGCCACGGCGAAATTTATCGCGCACATTCCCGAATGCGGGCCACTGCATCGATTGTTGGCGCACGTTGAAGGCCATACCTACGTCAACGACTATTGCGAAAACGGTCAATTAGTTGAGTGTTCGATTGATGGCGACGACCTCTTCCTCATCGCGCCTAAGCCTCGTGAGCTTTGGGTTAACTTATACGATGATGGTACATACGGGAGTTGGTTTAAATCTAAACACGAAGCTGACGAATATAACAAGGATGCATTTGTCAAACGCATCGCCTGCCTATCCTTCGTTGAAGGCCAGGGTTTGGAGGAAGGCAAATGAACAACGAAATTCCATGTATGATTGTAAGCTTCCTTCTGGGATTACTGTTCGGTGCGATTTTATTTACTACAATATCCATTGGCAGAGTTGTTGAATTGCGCCAAGAAGCCGTCAAACACAACGCAGCCTATTGGGAAGTAGGCAACACAGGCAACACGACATTCAAATGGAATGACGAGAAAGGAAGCAAATGAGTGAGGCTTTGATTTGGAACGAAGCAGGCGATTTAATGGCTTTTCAAAATGGATTTTGGTACTCCATCCCATCTGGAAGTGCGCCCTTTGGAACCTTTATTAGCTGGGGAAACGACCGCATGACCTGCTTAGACGGAGGCATGAGAAAGCTGGAGGAGGCTAAGGCAATTGCGCAAGAGCACGCCGACGCAATCACCTCCGCCCTCGACAAAGAGCGGGAGAAACTGAAGGTGGCTGTGGATGCGTTGCGTCCTTTTTCGTATTTAGGAGGCGATTTTGACGCCCTGGCTTATCACGATTTAGAGGATGATGTGATCGTGTTTGAAAGCATAACCGCAGGAGAGATGCGAGCGGCACGAGAAGCCATCAAACAAATCGAGGAGGGAGTATGAGCGAACATCAAATCAAAACATGCAATTGCGGGGAGCCTACATGTCCCATTTGCGAATGGGGTGCGTCCATCTGCTCTGTATGCGGAAAGGCGGAGGTCGAACTATCGGAGCCATGCGTGGTACCAACCCCACCTGAAAGCACGGAGGTTTGTGAGAGATGCGAGGGGACGGGGCAATTCCATCTAAATGATGAACCGGGAGATCGTACCTATGCCCGCAAATGCCCCACCTGCAAAGGCACCGGAAAACCAATTTCAAAGGAGGTGAAGCCCAATGGACAACGAGAAATCGTTTCCAATGAAACGCCGGGAAGTTCCATCCCTCCCGGCAATCCCCCCTTGCCTCCTGTCTATGTTTCTGATTGCTGCGGTGCTCCATGGAAGCCGGATGATGTTTGTTCTATCTGCGGCTCCCAGGCTATGTTTGAGGAAAAAACTCCCGGCAAGTCTTTGGAGGAGGTTTACCGCGCTGAAGTCGAAGCTTGTAGGGAACACGGAATGCTGAATGGTCATCTAACAGCCCTTCAAGCCGTAGCCGACTACGCTGTTCAAGATCACTTGTACAAAGCGATTGAAGGGGAGAACGAAATCGCTCTCCTCAAAGCAACCATTGAACAACGGGATGCAGAGATCAAAGCTCTAAATCGGGCATTGGATAAACTTCTGGAGAACCAATGATCACGCAAAAATAGCCCAAGATATGCGGTATGAGATTAAGGCTTTAATCAAAAGAAATAATGATCTTTTCAATAAGGATTCACCTAGCTGCGAGCAGTTAGTCCAATGGCACGAGGAGTACGATAGAAACGCCGTTCGCATCAACCAGCTTCGGTATGAGTTGAAGAAGTGGGAGAAAGAAAACATATGATCAGAACAATCAAGGGAATCAGATGCCGGAGCCTGAAAATAGGCGAGAAGGTCGAAAAAGGTGACGTCTTTAATGACGGACAGGCAATCCAGCCTGTCGCCTTTGGGGTGCACGAAGAGCATGCGCCCTCCAGTTACTTATGCGCGTGGCGTAAAATCGAGCCTAGAGCGAAGCTGGGAGCAAATAAGAAGAAGAGCGAAGAGCATAAGCTGGAGCCGTTTAATGCCTGGGTGTTCGTGGAAACAGGCCCCCGGGCCGTCCTGATCACTTTATCTCCTTCGCGGCGCGGGGCGCAAAAGAAAGGTGCCGACCTATCCTTACGGGGCAACGCAATCCAAGTGCGGGTGGCGCCTATTGAGAAAACGTAACATGATTCAACAATACCCCGGATACATCAAGATCTCCAAACCTTCCCAAATCTTGCGTAGGCTCGCCTACTTTGCGGCAGGATTCCTTATCGGGGCACTGCCTCAGATCATTGTCTATTTTAACTCCACGGATTAATACCTCAAAACAAGTAAGAAGTACTCCGGCCTATAATAAGTCACTTGGCGCAATCAGCTTGTAAAAAGCAATAAATAACTTTACCCTCTCATCATTATGCAAATTGAAACGAGTATTATACTTCCTGGAGGGTGGCATTATAAGGACAAAGCAGGTTATCGAATCCCTTTAAGAGGTGAGTTACCAGGAGCTAAAGAAGTGATAGCAGCTATCATGCAGCACCGCCTGGAAAACAACATCGAAGTCGGTGATCCTCAGGCTGATCTGGAGAATTACGTGTGTACGAACTTCCCTCAGTGGTGCCGAAGAGGAGCAACACAACCTCCGATCAACATCAATCCCGTTCAAGGGCGTAACGTCGATGTCGTGATCACTTGGGCGAATGCCTTATATACGACGGTAGGCAGGCTTCAACTTGTACCTCAACGAGAAGCCGAAGCCCGGGCCCAAGTGTGCGAAGCCTGTCCTGCGCAAATGATGTGGGAGAATGATTGCCCGCCGTGCGTGACCAGTGCTCAACGCCTATTGAGTATCCTGAGGCAAGGGAGAGATACGCAACCCGGCCTAAGCTCCACGCTTCACGGTTGCGCCTTATACAAGTGGGATAACCGCACGGCCTGTCATGTGGACAAGGTGCATTTGAATACGCAGGAGGTAGGAGCACCGCCACCGTGCTGGGCTAGAAAGCTCTAGTGACGCTTGTCTGACGGAGGACAAAGCGGCTTAAACAAAGGAGGTCAACAAGCGTATGGCCTCAGTCATGACCTATCTACTGCATTTGTAACATATTATTTTAAAAACAGGCCGTTTTTTGGCCGTTTTACCTCGAAAAGAAAAAGCTTTACATTTTCGACAAGAAAAACCGGAAATTTAGTTGCACATAAAACTATCATGCCAAATCCGATTCGCTTAATCGTCTGCGGTGGACGCGATTTCCTTGATTGGCATGTCGTATGGATGCGCCTGGATCAGGTTCATTCCAAGCGAGGTATCAGTCAAATCATCGCCGGAGGCTGCTCGGGAGCAGATGCCTTTGCAACCGATTGGGCAAGAAAGAATGATGTGCCAATCAGGGAGTACTACGCGGCCTGGGAAAAGCACGGGAAAGCCGCCGGGCCTATCCGCAACCAGCAAATGATAGACGACGGCAAGCCTGATGGCCTCATTGCCTTTCCGGGAGGCCGAGGCACAAACGACATGGTGCTGCGCGCTCAAGTCGCAGGCCTAACCGTATGGGATTTAAGATGAAACGCTACCTCGACCAAACGCCCCACATTAAAGCCGCTCGCATCGCCAAGACACTTAGACAAGTCGGCGACAGGGATTATGTGCCTGATCATGTGATCCAACACTGCATCAAGCCTTACCCCGGCGTGCGCAATGGCCAGCTCGTAAAATGGGTGGATAACAAGATCCCAGAAGACCCTTCCTAAAATAGTTGAAAGTTTTTTATTGCTTTTTTTGTGGAGGATGATAGAGTGATGAACGTAACGCAAGTCCACTTTTCAAAACAAACTCACTAACCTACTCTTATGAACGACCTCTCCACTTGGACCGCCAACAACACCGTCAACGAACTCCTCACCAAAGCCTCCACTCGTAAGGCCAAGCTCATCACCCCTTCCAAGCACCGCAAGGTGAAGGCCTCCGTCAAGCCTGTCGAAAAGGCCCGCAAGCCGCTGACCCGCGCCGCCTTGAAGGCGGTAGCCAAGGTTGCTCCCGTCGCGCCTCAGCCCAAGCCTGCGACTGAAATCAAGCGCAAGGGCCGCCCCTGCCTGTTCGACCTCAACAAGGTCATTACGGTGCTCGCCGTCGGCAATCCCCGCAAGGCGGGCGGCGTGGGTCATGCGGCCTTCGCACTCTACAAGGCCGGGATGACGGTGGCCCAGTACCTTTCCAAAGACGGCGGGGAAGCCTGTCACCTGCGCTGGGATGTGAAGCACGGGTTTATCTCTATCGCCTAATCCAATGGAAACTCTCATTCAAGAAAAAGGTAAGGCGGTCCAGTATTATAACTGGGCCGAGGCATACGGGCTCGACCATCAATTTAAAGCTGCAAAAGAAAGGCTCCGCAAGGCAGGCGAAGCAATAGAAGCCTACAAGAAAGCTAATCCAGTAACTTAGGTTGATACCCTGCTAGCCTACCCTTAACCGCCATGTTCTTCGATTTCCCTCCACCCGCATTCCTGCCTCCCCCTCCGGCGATTGTTATAGTCGTAGGCATGATTCAGCCTGCGCCTACTCCCGTGGAGGGAATCCCAATCGTCGTACGAGCCAGCAAAGACCTGGATGATCTCGCTTATGGCGATTGGATGAAGCCTTTGGCCTATTGGCCCGCCCCGTTCGAGTGCATTGACCTCATCCCTCGAAGGAACGGTCGTCCCACTCAGGAGGCAAATCAGTACGGTTAGCTCGACAGGCGGGAGGCCTGACTCACAGTTCAAATGACATCAGATAGATTAGAATCGTTAGTTTGATACACTGCCAGTCCAGTTAGAGGGATTTCCCTTAAATCAAATCCTCTGCAGGGGAAATGATCTCGGGCTGGCAGTAATCAACCTCAACCAAAGGAACAAGATGAATCAATTGAATTCCGTATCCGAAACCAGTGGGCGCATCCTCAAAATCCTCAAGCCGTGTCTCGATTACTGGCTGGATGAACAGACCCTCTACCTCACGCTCAATCTCTCCCGGCCCCAAGTCACGCGTGCCCGGCTGGAGGAATCGCTGCGCGAGTTGCGGGACAAGGCCTATCTCGATTTCCGGGTCGATCCCCTGTCTCGGTTGAATGAAATGCGAATCAATAAGGCTTATCGCGCCGCTTTTCTCTAAACCTATGGCAACCCTCTACACAACCGACGGCAAACAACACGAAGTCAAGCCCAGAAACGGAACCGACTTCCAACTCGACGAGCTCTACAAACTCATCGGCTGCGAAGTGATTGAAGTGGTGGCCGTGGAAGGCGACAGGCTCCTCATCATTGACGAGGAAGGGAAGTTGAAAGCCCGGCCGATGAACACACAGGCAACCATCCTTGCGGACTTGTGCGGCGACTACATCGTCGGCAATGCCTTGTTGGTTAACGGCGAGGAGTTCTTGTGAACCAGCAATCTATTGGCAGGAAAGCGGCGATTGCGCTTGCGGAGAGCAAATGGTGGGAAGGAAAATCTAACCGGGATATCGCAGAGTTTCAGTTCCTCACGCGAGAGCTTTGCATGCCCTTCGGTGTGTTCCATGAGGCCCTAGAGAAGACGCTTGGGAGGCCTGTCTTCACGCACGAATTGGGCGATAACGCAAAAGGCATTGAAGGCGAGCTATTCGACGGCAAGCCTGCGCCTTCCTTCCAGGAAATCCTCGAACTGATTCCGGGGGATAAGCGTATCGTGATCCAGGTGTAAGTTTTTTGTTGCTATTTAACTACACCCTGATAGAGTACTCTCATGATCCCACTCATTCCAACGCCGATTCCACCGTGCTACTTCAAAGAACGCATCGCCAAGCAACCGCCCCTCAAAGAGCGGGTGAAGAGCGGAAAGAGGTTGGAGGCCCAATGACCGAAACAATCCCCTTCGAGATCCTCGGTCACTTCGAGGAGATCATCGACCAAGAGACGGGAAAGTGCTATGGGACGAGGCCTGTCGCTTATCATCATTCAGGCGGTACGCACGAAGAATGGATGGAACGCATGTGCAAATGCCTCCCAGATCCCCCAGCCTACGGATACGCAGGTCGAACAGAAGTAGCGTTTAAGCGCGGTCAAATCATCCAGATCGACAAAGCCCGCAAAGGCATGCAACCCTACAAATTCAAAGCCGACGCCAAATGCTGGATCATCACGCATCCCATTTGCGGGCGGATGAAGAAGGAGATTCATGGAAAATAAGTATTCTTTCGTCGCAAAACACTGGAAAGCTTTGTGGGTCGCTTGGGTCGTTGTTTGGTCCATTTTCTGCATCTGGATAAGCCTATGAGCATCCGGTTCCATCACGACGGCTTATGCCCCGTTAAGAAATCCTTCGCGGCTCAATCCATTGAGTGGATCGTAGGCGACCTTGGCTTGAAGAGGGACGTCACGTTTTGGTTGGACGGCCGAACCAACGGAATGAAAGCCGACGGAACGCGCATGCCGGAGGACCAAAGAATCCACAAAGACCCAGGAGTTAATTGGGAGGATCACGACGGAACGGCCTGGGAAAACGGAATCATCTATATACTAATAGAACCAGATCATGGGTTTCCCTATATTTGGTCCGTCAACCCAGCGTGTGGAGAAGGCTACGTCAATCATACAACGCTCATCGAAAACGCCGAAGAACTCTTTATCTACCTCGCTGCCCATGAACTCCGCCACCTCTGGCAATGGGAAAACAAGCGAGCCACCTCAACCCTCCTGCGCCTGATGAAGATGACAGATGAGACCGATGCCGATCTCTATGCCATTCGCATGCTCAGTGCCTATAAATCCCAATGAACCAAGAACACATAGAGTCACTTGAAGAACTCGGAAACCACCCCTGGCCTGAAAACGAAGAGGACATGCCACCGCAAGATGAAGAAGGCGATGCCTGGAGGTTGCTTTGCGCCAATGGATATAAAGACATCGGCGGCATGATATGCCACGATGATCCAAATCACATCGAAACTCCAGAGGAATGTAAGGCCATCAACTATCTATGTAGTGAATGGGATTACGGTTTTCTTCCTTATGGAGAAACTCTTGAAGAAAACAGAAAACGGTTATTCCCAAATGAAACCTAAGCGCACTTGCAAAGTGTGTTCCGCTGGACTTCCGGCGAGCCATCGAACAAACCCAAAGACAGTTACGTGTTCCGATGAATGCACGCGAGCTAATAAAAACGGCATCACTCGAGAAGAGCAAATCAAGCGCGACATGGAAAGCGTTGGTTGGTAAAATTATGAAACCTAAACACCTCATCCTCTTTCACGCCATCTTCTGCTTGGCTTGCCTCACTCTGATCGCGAGCCTACCCAAAAGCAGCCTGCAACCACGACTACCGCAACTCGCCTCTATTAGGCTCACGATTCCATTCCCAGGCGACTTTACTTACCCCGGCCTTCGGGCCTATGAAATGGAGAAGAAATGAGCGCGATGAATGAGGGGCTGGTTTGGGATTTGGATGGCGGCGATTGGTATTCGCGAGCCAATGGCTTTCGATACAATGTATCCAAGATTTACGAGGGCGATCCCGAAAATCCTCACGAAAACGAAATCTGGCGGTACGTGATCCAGCCTGAATTCTCTGGGCTTTATCACTACTTCAATGAAGGTGGAAGTGATTTCATCTGCAAGGAAATTTGCCAGAGCCATCACGACACCGTGGAACTGGCCATCTCAAAGCATCGACAAGACGCGGAGAGGTTGGCTAATGTGCTTGAGCGCATCGACCGATCGTTTGCAAGAGTTCAAAGCGTGGCAATGGAACTGGAAATTGAAGAAGCCCTAGCCGCGCACAAGGAGGTGGCTAAGTGAACTGGACTCCCGACAATATCAACAACCTGATAGGGGTTTGCTGCGTCGTATCTCTTTCCATTATTGGAGGAACAGTCTTCCTGATTTACACATGGATGACGAAGAAATGAAAACAAAACGTATCATCCCTCAGCCCAAGAATGACTGGAAGCTCGACTTCAAGCCTGTCGAGAAGCGACCCTTTCCAACAACCGGAATGCGGATCAAGAAGGAGGAAGAGAAGTGACACGCTATTGTCCTCATTGCAACGCCGACCTACGTGGCGAGCCTATTCCTCAAGAATTGATCGACAAAGGTCATTACAACGCGGAAGACCCTTTCTATTACCGAACCATCGGCATTTACTCCCAGGGCCGAGATCGAACCGTTGCCTGGCAATGACCCGATTGCGGCCATCAATGGGGCCGCGAATACAAGCCTTCCGCTGGATTTTACCGAACAACGCAATGAAGCTGCGCCACCTCCTCTACGCCTTCCGAGCCCTTTGCCGCAAGGCTTACCGGCTAGCCCTAAGAAAGCCGCTCCTGGTCAATCCCTGGGAGCAATCTGGGCGACTCAGTAAGTGCTCGCAATGCCCGCACTTTCACCGAGGTCGAGCAATAAATCCAATGGAAGATCGCTGCGGTATTTGCGGCTGCTTCCTTTCCCTGAAAACCATGTTCGTTGATGAAGTGTGTCCGGATAAAGAAAACCCCCAGTGGTAGCACAAGAGGCTTGCAAGTTCTGCGAGGGTAGCGCATAAGGGGTCTTTAAAGTCCAACCCTCCAACAGAAAGAACTTCCATGTCCCAAATCGTCGCCCCCGTCCCCGCCGCTCCGCAGCTTTATGTCGCCCACCAAGTCCGCTTTATTGACGGTGCTCAGAACGGCCAAATCCATATGGTGGATGGCTCCATCCGCGTCTATGGCGTGACCACCGGCTCGCCCGCTATCACCTTTGTTCCAACCGCCGCCGGCAACGTGGTTCCGGGTGTTTCCGATTGGATTCTGGAACCCCGCTCCGCCCCGTTCGCCGCATCAGGGACCAATCCCGGTAATCAGTCGCTCGCCCGACAGTTTGCGCTCGGCTCGGCCTATCCCGCGGGCGTCGGCCCGTTTGTTGTGCTGACGAATGCTCAGTACCTCGCGGCCTACAACAGCAATTACGCGGCCGGAACGCCTTCGCAGGGACTCGTTCCCTAAGGTGAACAGGCATCTCGTTAAACAGATTGCACAACCTCCGCACGCTCAGTCGGCGGGGGTTGCTGCTCCTGTTGTTCCCTCCGTCAAGATCAATGCGTTGCCCAACACCAAGCATTGGCTCAATCAGAAAACCGCTAGTCAAGTCAAGCCGCATCGCTCGTTTCCAAAGCGAGGCCTACCCAATCACAAGCTGAAGCCTGGAGCAATTTAAATGGCCGAAACCGCCTATCCAAACGACGCAGGCCCAATCGTCGACCCAAACACGTTAGAGTTCCGGCGGGCCATCACGTCGGTGGAAATGGGCTATTCGGTGATTAGTCGCTTGAAGCAAGACAGTTGGTATCGCAATGAAAAACAGGCCGCGATCATGCGGAAGTACAACGACGAGCCGCCGTATCAGCAAAACAAACTGGACGCAGCCAATCAGGGGTGGCGCAGGAACGCTTCCACGGGATTTCTATCCTCGATGATCAAGAGGATTCTACCCTCTTACAATCAGGTCGTCGATAAGGCCCAATACCTGACAGCCTCCCGCTTTCCAACCAGCGACGTCCAGATTCCCGACGTTCAACAAAAGCAAACCGATTTCCAATTGGAGGTCACGAAAACCATTCGCTCGTGGAGCGGTTGGCAGGCCTTCAAATCCCAGGTCATTCTCGAAAACCTGCTCTTTGGCTTCTCTGGCGCGGGGTGGACGGATGAGATTACCTGGGAGCCCCGTTTTCTTCGGCAGGATGAAGCCTATTTTCCAGACGGCTGCGGCCAGGAAGCCAAGAAGGTCCCCTTGTGGTGCTTGGATCAGGCCTTCCAGATCCACGAGATGGCCGAATATCTGATCAATCCCGAAGCTAGTGCGGCGGCAGGCTGGGACATCGACAACATTGTCATCGCGATCAATGATTCCAAGCCGGAGAATCGCCTGAGCGGCACCAACCCGGACGTCCGTAAGTATCAAGATTTGATTCGCGAAACGAGCCTCGGATGCTCCTACTCCACGGGCGTTAAAATCATCAAGGCAACCCACCTATTTGTACAAGAAGTCAGCGGCAAGGTGAGCCACTACATTTACGACGACCGCACGAAGAACCTTTTGTTTTGCCGCTTGGATCGTTATGAGAACATGGAGCAGAACCTATCCCTCATGGCAGTGGAGGTCGGCAACGGCAAGCTACACGGCTCCAAGGGCGTTGGCCGCGTGCTCTACAACACGCATGTGAGCGTGGAGCAGGCTCGCAATTTGATGGCGGATAACCTTATGCTTTCCGGCCTCCTTGTCCTTACGCAAGGCGACAACGCCAAGCCCGCGGAAGCCCTCAAGGTTGTGCACCCTGTTGCGATCCTTGGCAAGGGCTTTGAAGTCTCTCAAAAATCCTTTACGCCGAACTGGGAGGCCTTTAAGGCGATGGATGACATGTGGGTCCAGATCGCCGAAGTAATGATCGGCGCGTTCATGCCGGGCCAGCAGCAACAGAACGGCGACCCGCGCACCGCTTCTGAGGTCAACTACGTCGCCTCCATTGAACAGGAGCTGAAAGAAGGCAATCTGGCTCGCTTCTACCAGCAATTCCAGTTGATCATCTGGGAGTGCCAAAAGCGCATTTGCTCCATCGACAACATCAAGAAAGCGCAAGCGATCTACGCCAAAGAGAAAAGCGGAATGGTCAAGATGTTCACGCAAAAAATGGTGAACCTGATTAAGAGCCTAGGCGAGATGATTACAGGGGAATTTGAGATCAGCACGGAAGACACCCTTGCGGATGATGCGGTCAAGTGCTGCCTCGCCCTTCTCCGCAAGAACCTAACGCCGAAAGACATTTACGTTCTCGGTCAAGCCCCGAGCTTCGACCTCACAACCGATACCGCACAAGACCTAACCGCCGCCTGGGCCGCAATCAAAGCCTCCATGACTGGCAACCCAAACGTGGATCAAGTGGAACTGGACAAGCGGTATGTCTCCAGTATTATTGGCGCTCGCAACGCGGAAGAACTAATCATCCCCGCCGAAGACAACACCCTTGCAACTGAAGCGACTCGAACACAGTTGACTGAGCTCATGCTGATCATGCAGGGCGAGCAGGTGAAAATCAGCCCCCGCGACTTTGACCCCGTCCACCTCAAGGTGATCATGGATAAGGCGATGGCTATCATGAAGAACCCACAAGCGATTCCGCCGGAGATTATCCCTAACCTCGGCCTACTCCTCCAGCATTTCGAGATGCACCTGCAAGCCGCGCAACAGAAAGCGGGAAGTCAAGAGGGCCTGCAAGAGTTCATCGCTTTCGACAAACAAGCACAACAGTTCCTTGGCGATGCGGAAGCTGCCGCTCAAGCCGCGCCTCAAACCCCCGCAATGGACCCCAGCGTCCTCCCAGTTGCGTTACAGGCGACAGGTGGAGCAAGTGCACCCATGGGCTACGCGGGGCCCGAGCAAAGCCCCGCCGTACTAGCCAATCCAACGCAAGCCATCCAAGACAAACCGTTGTCTCGCGGCCCTGTCGCCCCGGTGTATTAAATAAGCAATAAATAAATTTGCCTTGCAATGTTGTTGGTTTGGAAGCACGCTTCAGTTACTGGCAATGGGTTGGATAAGTGCATCCTGGTGAAAAGCTGAAAAGGGTAGAACGACGTCAACCGATTGCCTAGGCCTGGAGAACATACCAACCAAATCTTGCAATGAAAATTGCTCGGCGAATATTGGGAAAGGAAAACGCTGGGTTCGAGTCCCTACAGGCCGCAACACTTTCAAATTCATGAACACACTTAACGGGGGATAGGACAAACAGCAAGTCGCGAGTCTCATAAGCTTCGAGAACATAGTGCAATTCTATGATCCCCTACCAATTTAAAATATGAGCGAATTTATTGAATTCCCTAAGATTGCACGCCTCAGCCGCGAGTGTGTGATCACTGAAAAGATCGACGGTTCCAACGGCTTGATTGAAATCACTCCTTACGATGCCAGTCTACCTCAAAAGGGACTACTTGTTCCAGGTCGAGACGAGATTTTCGATGTTCAGATAGGCTCGCGCTCTCGCTGGATTACGCCGGAGGCCGATAACTTCGGCTTTGCGCGTTGGTGTTACGAAAACGCCGAGCAGTTGATTCGGCTTGGCGCAGGCCGCCACTTCGGTGAATGGTGGGGCCAAGGCATCCAGCGCCGTTACGGCATGACAGAAAAGGTATTCTCGCTATTCAACGCCTTTAGATGGGTTGAAGCGGGCAAGCCTCAAGGCGAAAAGCAGGCGACTGCTCCTGAGTGTTGCCGTGTTGTACCTATCCTATATCGAGGCATCTTCAGCGGCGAGGCCGTTGATACAACACTCAACATGCTGAAGTTACAAGGAAGCTTTGCGGCTCCTGGGTTTAAAGCCCCCGAAGGCATCATCATTTACCACGAAGTCTCCAAGACCTACTTCAAAAAGACCCTCGATAAGGACGAGGAATACAAAGGCAAGAATGCCAACTGAAATCCCCGTCGCCCACGCGCTCGACATTCTCCACTTCCTGTCTAATCCCGCAGGCCTCACCCTCATTAAAGTTCTCCAAGAACGCAGGCCCAGCATGAAGGGCTCAAACTTTGAAGAGCGCTCCATCAACAGCGGCGTCGCCGAGGGCTGGGAGCTCTGCATGGCGGAGATTGAAAAGATCGCACATGAGCGCAATCAACCCGTCGATTTAGGCGAGGATAAGATCATCAACTCGTGGGATAAACCAAGAAACATCGTGTCATGAAAGATAGAATCAAAGAAATTCATGAATCGGCCTATCTTCTTTGGGAGCATTGCGACAAGCCGGTTGGGTTTGATCTAGACTTCTACATTATTGCGGAGCGAGCTCATTCGTTTAAAGCAGATTATCATGAATGGTATTGGATCAAAATGAAGTGCAAGCAAGTGACAAATAAGAAATAATTTATGGAAACAGAACTGCCAACCGAAATCAATTCCACGCGAGAAGAACCTCAAATAACGAAAGATGATCACGATGCCGTGGACGCGGCGTTAGCGGGTTACTCGGATGAAAGCTCCGCGCCGGAGCCTGTTCAGAAGCCCGTTGAAACACCCGCCGCCCCAACACCTCAGGAACCTGCCAAAGAAGCCCCCCAAGAGGCCCCAGGAGCAAATCCAGCGACCCCAGCGGTTGCTCCGACCGTCGTTCCTCCCGTTACGCCCGTCGCAACGCCAACCCCAGACGCGGAACTCGAAAAGATTGCCCCGCCTCGCGGCCTGTCGCCTAAAAGCCTGGAGGGCTGGAATGCTCTGAAGTCCGTCGCTAAACAACGCGGCGAAAAGCTCGCGGCCTACGAGAAGGAGCTTGCGGAGATCAAGCCGAAGATTGGGCAACCCGACCCCGAGGTTGCTAAGCAACTCACAACGCTCCAAACCGAAATCGCACAATACAAGGCGATGTTCGCCAACGAACGCTCGCCCGAGTTCGTGGATAAGTTTGACAAGCCTTTAGCCGCGCACGATACCGCAGGCATGGAAATCCTGACCAAACAAGGCCTCTCCGCGGAACATCTCGAAAAGGTGAAGCAACTCGGCGGCATTAAGAACGTCCCGCCGGAAACCATGAGCAAGTGGATCAAGGCGGTGTCCGACGTCAATCTCGAGGAAGGCGAAGCTCTGAAGAAAGCCTATCTAGGATCCAGAGAATTGATCAAAGAGCGCGATAAAACATTGGAAGAGGTGAAGCTCAAGCCGAAGGAATTCCTCGAGAAGCAAGAACAGGAAACAACGGCCAAATTCCAGGATTACACCAAGCAAATGGCGGATCACGTGACGGCCGCTACAAAAGACATTCCCTGGTGCAAGATTCAAGAGGTTCCCGCCAACGCAACCCCGGAGCAAAAGGCGCAAATCGAGGAACAGAACAAGTTCTATCAGGAATCCGAAGCCCGGTTTCAGTCCATGCTCTACCCGAAGACGCCGCAAGCTCGTGTGGATACTGCCCTCGCCGCCTGCCTATCCTTCAAGCTCGCCAAAGATCTCGACGTTTCTCAGAAAGCGGTCCAGTATTACAAGGATCAGTACGAGCAAACGCAAGCCTCTCTGGATGAGATCAAGAAGGCAGGCGTGACCTCTCGGAGTGGAGGAACTGTTTCCGCTCAGGCCGCAAAGAAACCCGCGCCTCCCGCCAGCGAATCCGACGACGATGCGATTGAGCGCGGCCTTTCGGCGGTGGGGGCTTAATGAGCGCAGAATCCACTACAGCTTTCATTAAGGAAACGACCTCGAACATCGAGTACTTCCGAAAAGAACATGAAATCACTTATGCGGAACTGGTCGGGGCCCTGGAAATAATCAAAGAGGGCGTTTTTGAAGAAATGCGATCACAATGTCGAGGCGAAGAATAGAATCAAACAAACAATTTGGCTTGCCTTGTTAAGAAGCAACAAATAACTTTGCCTCATGCCTAAAGCCCCCAAAGCATTGACCGATATTCTAAAGAACGCCAAGCCAAGCGAACCGCCGCCGCCGGAGTTTGTTCCCATCCCCGGCAGGCCTGTTGCCTTGGAAGTCGGAACCAATGCCTCCTCCATCCTACTCAGCGCCAGCAACAGCGGTCCCGACAAACAAATCTCCCTCGCCTCGCCCTTTGGCAGGCCCCCACTTGAACCGGGTCAAAAGCCGCCCGAGCCTATTACGCCGATCCTGGAACCAGAATCCGAAGAAGAGATTTCAGCGGCAGAAGCCGAATGGGATAAGCTGCGTGATGCCGAGCTCGAAAACGAGATGGAGGAAATCACGCCCAAGGACATTGACTTTGTACCTCCGCAAATTGGCG